ATGGTAAACATGCTATCATATATCAATCGTCGCGAGCACACCCGCACGCGCCCCGATGAAAGAGGTGATACCTTGTCCGAACCCGACCTCGCAGCCCTCATCGCCAAGCGCTTCGTTCAGCGCAAAGACGTGAAGGCTATCCAAACAGCGGATGGCGGCTACAGGCCGATCCGCGAACCCTGGAAGATGAAGGACTTGCGCGCACACGTCGCGGGCGAGCAGACCTTCGGCCACTACACCTGCGACGCAAGCGGACTCACCAAGCTGATCGTGTTCGATTGCGACCTCGACACCGGCTACTGCGAGCTCTACAAGCGCGGACAGCCACTCCCCGAGTGCTGCGAGATTGGACACGGGAGCTGGGTCCAGCTTCCTTCCGAGGAGCAGCTAAAGGAGATCACAGATGACGCGGGCTACATGGACGCAATCGAGGTCCATAACTCGCATCCTCGAGCCGATTGGCTCAACCGAAAGCATCCCGGCCGCGCCTGGTATAAGTATCAGATGCGCACCATCGTCGATGCGCTCACCAGCTCCATTGTCACCCACCTCGGGCTTGGAGCTGCTGCCGCGTACTCCGGCAATAAAGGCGTTCACGCATACGCCTTCTTTCCCGAGCCTGTAAATGCGAAGGTCGCCCGTCAGGCGGCGCTATACACCCTCGAGTACGCTGGAAAGCTGATCTCCTCGAATCATAACTTCGAGGCAGTGAGGGGCAAAAACTTCTTCAAGCATACCGAACCTGACCCGCAATTCGGTGTGCAAAACTTCACTGTCGAGATTTTCCCGAAGCAGGATTCGATGGAGGGCAAGGACCTAGGGAATCTCGTTCGCTTGCCCGGTGGCAAGAACAACAAGAATCCCAAAGATCCTTGTTTTTTCATCGACCAGACGGTAGCCCAAGCGGAACTTAAGCCTCACCCTAATCCGGCGGCGCTTCTAGAGAGCGGCAATCCTTATGCCTCGTTCTAATCAGACCGAAGCGCCAACAGGGGTCATCAAGCGGTGCCCCAAGTGTCGCAAAACACTCGACACCAGCCTGTTTTATCGCGCAAAGGACAAGCGCGACGGAAGATCGAGCACCTGTCGAGCCTGCATGAAAGCTCACTATCGAGTTCCCGCAGACACGCCCGCAAGGCAACGCATGAAGCGCAGAGAAGAGGCAGCCAAACGGGGCATCAAGATCTGCTCAACGTGCGATCTCGAAAAAGACCCCGAAGAGTTCTACGAAGGCGAGAGTAGATGCAAGCCATGCTGCTCGAAGCGTGCTTCGAACTACAAACGACGAACGAAGAACTTTTGGACCGAAGAAGAATATCAGAAAGCGTACAAAGAACAGTCTGGTTGCTGCTTCTCGTGCGGAGATTACCACGAAAAGCTGGTCGGAGATCATTGCCACCAAAGCAATAAGGCGCGTCACCTGCTGTGCAATCGTTGCAACCTGATGATTGGCCTAGCCAAAGAAGACCCAGAAGTGCTCAGAAACGCGGCTCAGTATTGCGAAGAATGGGCCAAAAACGCCAACGAAATCCAAGGAGAAGCGACTAAATGAGCGAAAAATTGACCACAAAAGACGCTCTAAGGCAAGCAATTGTTGACCTTTCCGAGGGCGTTTTGCTCCCAGAAGAGGCCGAAAGCGTCGCAAGAGGGCTCATTTCTCGCGGTTTTGTGACCGATGAGGACGATTTGAGGGCAAAACACGGCGTTTCCGTGCAGCCTGCGCCTCAATCGACCACAGAGCCGAGCGCTCACGACCTCATGCTGTCCAGGCTCATCGGTCCGCGGCCCTCCCCAACGCTGGGCAAGCTCGCGCTATCTCCACTCGACGCCACGCACCGCTCCTACATGGAATTGTGCGAGAAGCTCGACAAAGATCCGTATTCCACCATGCTGGCGCGCAAGAACTTCGGCCTGGAGAAGTACGGCACCATTCTTCAGCCGAGCAATGGGCGAAATCACCTCGAAGACGCCCTCGACGAACTGGCTGACGCGCTGGTCTACCTGATCTGCGACGAATACAACACGAAGGTGAACAATGACTGACGAAGAGAACACAGATCGTCCCGCAGTTCCCACTCGAGCCGAGGCTGTCGAGTACAAGGAGCAGCTCGGTGTTGTTCGTACGCGCGAGGAGGCAGAGGCAATTGCGGCAGAAGAAAACCAGTAGGCGGCGCGTCGAGGTTCAGGTCGAAGCGAACTCGTCACCTCGGGGTGGCTGGGACATCTGCATTCGAGACGCTGCTGGTCACCTGAGTGACACCACTTGCGTCTCTCGTAATAACGTGGCATTCAAGGCCACCCAGGAGGCGGCGCGGGTGCTCGGTGTACCCGAAGGCCGCATCAAGATCAACCGGGTGGTGTATGTATGAGCAGCAAGTGGAACGAGATGTTCTCCAAGATTCAGGAGGACATCAAGAAGTCAGAGACGGTCGAGACAGAGAAGGCTGAGCTTCACTCGGCTGAATCGGTCGAGGTGCCTGTCGAGTTCGCGGACGCGGCTCCGGTTCTGTTCGAGGAGCACTCCTACGCGGGTCGGCGCGCCGAGCAGCAAAGCGAAGAGGACTCAGCACTTAAGAAGCTGCAGATCACTCAGATCTATCGCAAGCTGACCGGCGACGCTCGACCGAAGCTCAACAACGGCGGCAAAAACGAGCTGTTGATCTTCTGTCCCGCGTCGGGCCACAACAACACCTCGTCCGAAGCCGCTTGGATGAATGTCAACAAGAACACCTGGACCTGTGCCGTGTGCGATAACGGCGGAGGCATCATCGACATGGTCGCTGCCGCGAACGGTATGACCTTCGGTAAGGCCTCCAAGGGCAAGGACTTCGCCAAGGCTAAGCAGCTCACCCTTGAGAAGTTCTGTGGCTGGACGTTCGAGCGCGACAAGCTCGGATACGTCGGCAAGTCTCCCGCAAAGAAGAAGCAGGAGATCGAGGCGTTCGAGGCCGAGTTCGGCAAGCTTCCGGATACAGATGACGACGACGAGGAGAGTCATAGGGTAGCTCAAGTCACTAAGCCTGCCGGGATGGATTACGCCGAAGGTGACGAAGATCTTCCGAGCATCGGACCCACCAAGTTCAGCACCAAAGACTTCGGGGTGACCCAGCCCGGCACTCCTGCGGCTCAGACCAAGGTTGAGCCGACGCCGATCAAGAAGCCCGAGCCGACCAGGCTGGAAGCTAAGCCGTCCAGCTTGGCGAGTGTGACGGCGATCAGGCCTGTCGAGACGGAAGATGAAGATCACGACGACAACGAGGTTCTGCCCGAGATTGGCGGCGTCTTCGACCACCTCCCGAAGGGGACACCTGTTTACGAGTTCATGTGGGCGACGAAGGATGTTTCGTATCCGAAGGAGTTTATGCTCTTTCGCGCTCTTCAGCTTGTCGCTGCGGCGGCGGGGCCGTACGTTCGGGGCGCGTTGAACAGCACCAACACATTCAAGCCATCCATCTCGTGTTTGTATGTGGCTGGGTCTGGTGTTGGCAAGTCTCAGTCGTTCAACTACATCAGCGAAATCGCAGAGCATGACGCTTTTAAGTGGCGAGTCTTGTCGGCAAGCACCGGAAGCTACCAACTCCACTCTGGCGTTAAGCTTATCAAGGAGGTCGGCTCAGGAGAGTATCTGATCAAGCAGCTCTCGCAGCACGAATCAGAATCAGGTCCACAGAAGATTCGCGATGTTGTCGCCCTCGCTGAGTTCGACGAGATGGCGTCAATCATGAGCAAGGCGGCAATCAAGGGCTCTTCGCTGCTGACCACGATTCAACGTCTCGAGAACTCTGGCAAGGTTACTCACACGGTGTCCACCGGTTCCATGTCTAGTGGAGAACTTTCGGCAGTTAATCCGAACCCGATCATCGCGATGGGCACTCAGCCTTCGGTCATGAGCAAGATTCTAGGCGGCGGCAACATCAACAATGGCTTTGTTGCCAGGTTCGATATTGTCACCGGCAATCCCATCATCGAAGAAGATGAGTTTAACAAGCCGAGGGTTAATCTTAATCATGCGGCAGCCCTGTATGGAGACCTAGCTACCAAGTACCTCAACGGCGGAGATCAAGAAAAGCGAGACCTTGTTTACATTCATTTCGCACCTGAATGTGAAAAAGAGTTCAACCGGATTAACGTCAAGATGCAGAAGCTCAAAGCTACATCGGATGTGAAGTCCCGGTTCGATCTCAAGTTCCGCAAGTACTGCCTGCTGTTCGCGTTGAACGCTGATCGCGATCAGATCATCCCGGCGGACCTGCGGGCAGCCGAGTGGATCATGGAGTACCTCGATCGCACTGCCACGATGACCAACGCCAAGACGGTCAACACCGAGGGTAACGAGATGGAGGAGGGCATTCTTCGAGCTATCGCGAAGGCGTCTGCCTACCAGGGTAAGGGGTACGCCACGATGGGCCAAATCTGGCTCAGGTCGCAGGGCGCACGCAAGGGCTGGGACAAGGACGCGCTCGTTAAGCGCGTCGAGCGCCTTATAGACCGAGGAGACGTCGCTGTCGATCCCAAGACCGCCTCGCGAGGTCCCAGTTCGCAGCGGTTTTTGCTGCCACAGAGCTCGAAGCATCTTCAAGAAGCGATTGCACACGAGAATGAAAGGACAGGACAATGAGTATCGACGACCTCATGGCCAGCATGCTTTCGGAGCTCGGCAAAGAGGTCGACGCAGAGCTGGCCGACAACAACTTTCCAGCACACCACCACGGCAGGCCGATTGGCTACCACAACGGCTGTCGCGGACCCCTGTGCAAGAAGCAGCACAGGGATCGACTGCGCCGCCCCGGTGCAGTTTCTGCAAGCGAGATTCAAGATGCATACCTCGAGATGCGCCTGAACGAACACAAGAAATCCCTGAAGGATAAGAAGAAAGCAGGACATGCAGCATGAGTGTTAACAGCAAGAACGCGACCGGCAGTATGCTCGATCAGATTCGGCGCTTTTCCGGATACTGCGACGACATCCACACCTCGGTTGAGACCGAGGAGCTCGAGGGCGGCAACCTCCCGCAGGTCAAGGACGGCGGCACCGATCCGGCTGCGCCGCTCGCCCTCGAGGTGAAGGTTCACCTGGACGCCGCCGCGCGTAAGCTCGCCGAGCTGAACGCGCGCCTCGGAAAGGCGCTCGAGCAGTGATGAACCAGACGACGAACCTGATGATCGCGCGGATCACGGCGGCGATCACGAGGGCCAAGACCCCTCGGATAGACCTCGACGCCCCGACGCGGATGGAGGCTGTCGCTCGCCAGGACAACGCGGTCTTCGTCGGCGGGCTGCACGCGATCCTGGACGAGCTGGACCGAGAGCTCGACACACTGCTGCTGTCAATGCGCGCCAAGAACGCTCGTCATATCGCGTCTGAGTTGACCGAGGATGCGCAGCAGGAGGTGCGCTCGGCGAAGCGCTACCTCGAGCAACTGACGGACTACCTGGAGAACGGAGACAACGCGCTATGAGCCACGTAACCGACGACGCGATCAAGCGCCTCACCGAGAGACTTCGTCGCGCAGAAAGCGGAAGTGGAGGCGCTCCCCATTCAGTCAACCCCGAGATCGGCGCCGAGGTCCAGGCCAAGGGTTTTGAGTATGTTATGAGCCTTCGCGCCGCTCTCGATGGAGTGAACGCGGAGCTAGACACGATCATCGGGCACCTCAAGGACCTCAAGGCCCCGAAGTCGGTGATCGCAGAGGCGGAAGCAGCCTACTGGAAGATCGTCGAAGCACACGTCGCGCTAACGAGTCCGATGAACTTCTACTACTTCGGGGAAGAGCATAACGAATGAAGAACGCAGAAGAAGCGCTCGACTGGCTCATCGCGTCCTGCCAGGAGTCCATCCCGCAGGGCGATTCCGAGTCCTACGAGCTCCTCAACAAGGCGCACGGACTGATCTCGGCGTCCCTGGCAAGCGCGCGGGAAGAGGAGCTCGCGGAGGTTGTGAAGGCGGTGATGAGTCTGATCGAGCAGGGCGCGAGCTACTATGCGGGGGTCTACGAGAACCTCAGCGTGCGGATCAAGATCGTCGGCAACACGCAGGAGAAGATGGCTAACGCTGTTGCGATTGCTGAGACCGCAGGCGCCGCCTCATCCCTCGGCGCACTGTTCGCCCACCTGATCAGTGAGGACAGCAAGACCTTCCACAAGGTCGAAGACATCTTCACCGGCGCCGGTTTGACGTACCCGAAGGTACTGGGACGAGGTAAACAGCTGGTCAAATTGGACGACCTACAATCGAACATGTAAGTCTACTGTTCGATTCACGAGAGGCCCGGGCGATTTTCTCCCACAGAATTTCACCCGGGCCTTTCGCGTGCCAGAAACCATAAACAAATAATTTATAGTTTCTGGTTTCCCGCTCGTTTACCCCCGGCGAAATGGTACAACAATGCCGCCCAGGAGGGGGTGACGGGGAGGCTTCCTGGGGAAACGCGCTAACCATAAAATCCATAAATAACTGTAAAACGGCAGATTTACGGTGCATCTTCGCAGGTCAACGGGTGTTTTGGGGGGTATCGTAAAACCATAAACACGTTCGGCGCGTAGGGCGAGATGTACTTACATAAGGGGTGGGTCTTGGGGGTATGGGCGCGGGTCTCGATGCGGGGCTCGAGGATGATGCGCGCACGGTACTAGTAGGGGGTGTGGGAAGCACTGGGAATCTTGGGTAGTAGAATATGTATTTATAGTATTTATAGTTTATAGTATTGGTATAACCGCAGGTCAGAGGGTATATAAACCATAAATAACTGTAAAACATCATAAATCGAACACTGTTCGAAGATTACTTATGAATCCAAAGACTACCATTGTTCCTGGGTGGTACCATGTCCACAGTGGATGGCACTACTACATAGCTCATGATGTACGTATAGCTTGTGGTACTAGTTCTGATCTAAAAAGTGGATTTTTGTGTGCGCCGGGAATCGAGCAGAGAGCTCCGCGCACGCCGGGCCCCTTACCAAAGTTACATCCCAAAGTCAAGACACACGCAATCTTTGATATTGCACACCGATGCTTAGCGAAAGTACTCGAAGGGCCTAGTGAAAGCGATTTTCAAGAGCGCTACTACGAAGGCAACGAAAAGTCAAGTCAAATCTCCGATTCAAGAATCTCGATCGTTTCTTGCCCAAACTACACGAACGAAACTCACTTTACATCTCGAACCATAAGTTCACCAGATCAAATCAGAACTTTCTTGAGATTCGGCTAGACTTTGCGCACGACTTGCGCTAGACTAGAACCATGATGAAGAACGAAGCCCCCGCCACCAGCCCCGCCCAGACCGTCGTCGTTATCGACGGCGAAGAGTACATTCAGTACGGCGAAGGTATCCGCACTCGTTACTACCCGAAAGCATACGTTCCCCGTCACGCCAAGTAGTTAGCCTAAGCGCCCGAAAGGGTGCTTTAGCTCTCTAAGTATATCTTTAGCTAGTGCCACTAAAGACTTTTCTTAGACCCGGTCATTAGCCTGCCTATCGACTGGTCGGAACACATCATTGTTGAGAGTAACTAAGTATTTATTTCCGCATACCATTAGCTCTCATAACTAAGTATATATCATTAACACATATCATTACTTAATATAAAGATATATCATTACTCATCATCATTACTTACTATAACAATATACTTAGATACTCATACTAAAGATATACATACACATATCGTTAGTACTTATAACTAAGTATATATACATAGTATACATAAGTACATACATATACTTAGTATGTATAACTACATATATACTTAGTATACAGTACTATCTATATATCATTAGTACTCATACCTAAGTATATACTTAGCTACCCTATATAAGTACCTATATACTTAGCCTATCTATATACCCATATACTTACCCACCCTTATTACCCTATCTAAAAGAAGTCTTTAGTTTCAGTACCTACACATCTACCCCCATATACTTAGCTAAAGAAATATATGCACCCGAAAATAAATCTTTAGTTTCGCTTGCGAACTAGATTGCACGTAGGTTTCTTTAGCTAACCTCATTCATGCACGTGCACGAATACCTTTAGTTACTCGAAGCAACCAGGACGCGCGCGTTGCCGCGTCCACGGGACTTCCCATTTAAGCCCCCTAGCGTCCACGTAGGCGCGTCTACGCGCCGCGCCGGACCTACTAGGCCAGTCCCTACGCGAGTCCCGTAGCGTCGATTCTAGGGCCCGAATAACGTTCCATAACGGTTCGGTAACGGAAGTCCCGAACGGGTTGCCAACTAGTACCACCGCATGATCTAATAGCTATAGATCGAAAAACGGAACACGAACTACGCGAACGGACCTAGTCCTAGTACCCTAGATCGTTAGCCGAACCAAAGTTCCCGTACGGCACGCGGAACGGTTTGACAAAGTTCCCGATCTACGCTAGACTAGTACCACAACGGAAAATCGCACCGGGTCCGGGTTGACAACCTAGATCGAACGTGATAGACTAGTACCACACAACGACAACACCGAAAGGGTTGCAAATGTTCCAAATCGAAAATCTCGATTCGTGGGCCGGTGACATGCCTATCGACAACAAAGATGTGGACACGTTGGCGGAAGTCATCGACTACATCGAGTCCGTGGTGAAGTCCGTCCGCGAGAAGTTCCACGGATCGGACGCGCGGGCGGAAATCGAGACCAACCCGAACGATTCTCAGGCGGACATGACTGTGTACGTGATGCATGGCGATCATGTCTACCACGTGGTGAACGTGTTCTCGTCCTAGTCCGGTTTGATCCGGCCCGAAAGTTGACAATCGGGCCGGGTGATGCTAGACTAGTACCAACGAACACAACACCGAAAGGGTTGAAAAGTGAACAACGAACAATTCGACATGATCCGTGGCGCCTTGATCGCGGAGACCATGCGTGACATGCACGATGAAGACCTCGATTACCGGGCGTCCATCGTGGCAACGATGTTCGAGGAGATCACCTTCGAGAACAACGTGGTGAAGTACGCGAACACCTCGGCTACCGGCATCACATGCTGGCTCGCCATCGTGGAGCCCTACCTCGCGGTAGCGTCCACCGATGGGGATTACCACAACGAGGGCGGCACCGTGGAGCAGGTGGAACTCGATCACCAGTTCGACATTCGTGAGATCGTGGACTTCTTCCGAAAGTTCATCGCAACGCACATGTGCTAACTAGCGTGGTAGTTTGATCCGGTCTGTTGACAAACAGACCGAGGTCATGGTACTATGGTAGTATCAGATCAACCGATACCGAAAGGATCGCACCGTGTCCAAGGCACGCAAGCGCGTCTACAGCACCGTCCCCGTGATTCACCACACCGAATACCAGCAGATTCAGCTCAACCGTGAACTGGCATTCAACCCGGACAACTGGGCGGACCTCGACGCCGACCAGCGCAAGGCCCGACGTGAGAAGATCGCGGCGCACACCGGACGAGTCTCGGGCGTGATCCACCGTGGTAACACCGTGGTTCGGAAGAACCGGGTCGAGATCGACCACACACCGCGCGTGGAGGCGTACCTCGCCGAAGCCCGCCGGTCCCTTGACCCCGCCCGGTACATCCGGCGCGAGGTTCCTGAGTTCTACCGCAACATGGTCATGGTTGCGGCCGCAAAGGCCGGTGCGTGATGAGCGTGGATACCCTGAACGGTTCCATCGACGCAGGTGCCCGTGGAACGTGGTACGCTATCAGGGATACCCTGACTGCAGACCAGCGCGCGAACGTGGAGGAGGTTGCACGTGAGCGCATGATCGAGCTAGGCTACGGACCAGACGAGATCGCCGACGAAGGCGACCTCGACCGGATCGAGTGCCTAATGAGGTGCGTGGTTGCGACCGCGAACTTCCCCATCGTCTAGAGCGAAACTGGGTTTGACCTGAGTGCACCATACGTGGTAGGGTGTATTCAGAGGGTAATCCAGCCCGCCTGACACTACAGAAATGAGTGCATCATGTCCAAGACCTTCAAGCACCAGCGCACCGATCGCGGCCAGTTCGCCAAGGCCCGGAGCAACCGTCGCCTGACCGCGCGTGAGCAGCGCGCCCTGGCGTTCGTGATCCACGAGGCCAACGTGCCCTTCGTGACCGACGTGATCTTCGGCAAGTAGGAGTTCACAATCGTGTACGAGGTCCTCGACTTCATCGCAGGCACCCTTCACGGTGCCAACGGTGGACACCTGTTGATTGCACTCGTAATCATCGTGGTTGTCTACGTCCGCACGGCAAACCGAAAGGCTAACCGTGACTGAGGCAAACGAACTACCCGATGTGCCCGAACTACCGACGCACCTCGAGCGCCTCTACCGTGACCGCACGGACCCCGCCCTCGGTGTCCAGGTCACCGTGTGGCGCAACGGAAGGCGTACCCAGACGTACAGGTGCGAGACCCTACGCCAAGCCGCCACAATGGCGCGTGGCGTGGTCAGAATCGCCAACATGCACCGTCCGCACGCCGCCTACCAGTGGTCCATCCTTGGCACCGAGCTCAAGTGTGGGACTGTGAACTGGTTGGAAAACGACACGGTTTGTTACGTGTCCGAACTACCGATGTGACGCACGTCACACAAAACTAGTACCAATAGCGGCTTGCATCGGCAGCCCTGCCGAGGTAGGCTATAGGTACAACGGAAAACGAACACCCCATCGGGACACCGGCGCAACCTGCGCCCCCGCCCCATACACCAGGAGGTAACAACCATGAGCGACCGCACCGAGATCTTCAACGAGGACAACGACGTCGAGGCCCCCCAGGCCGTCGTGACCGAGGCCGAGGCCACCGAGCCCACCGCCGAGGAAAAGGAGGCCAAGCAGGCCGCCGCCGACGCCGAGCACCTGCCCGCCGTCGACGCCTTCACCGAGACCGTGGAGAAGGCCGTGGCCGAGGCCGACGCCGACACGGGCACCGTGACCGAGGCCAACCTCGACGCCGTCTCGCAGGCGTACCGTGCCGTGACCGGCGGCATCAAGTACAAGAACCTGGCCAAGAACTACGTGAACGACCAGATGAAGGCCGCGCTGCCCGCCGGGGAGTACATCAAGGCCGTCTCGTACAACGAGATCAGCGACCGGCTCCTGACGACCAAGTCCGAGCCCAAGCCCGCCGCGCCGAAGGTCGATCCGCGTGAGGCCTTCGCCGAGCGCGTCGCGGCCCTCGAGATCGCCCGTGAGGTCCTCGTGGACACCGCCGACGACGAGGTCGCGGACTTCGAGCCGATCGACACGGACCTGGCCACCCGCGAGGCCGTCGAGTACATCGAGTGGACGCGCGAGGACGAGGAGACCCGTGGCGAGGCTCCCGAGATCAGCCCCCTCGCCGCTGCGGCGGTCAAGCTGGTCCAGGGCAAGGGCCTGGGCAAGGGTCGGGCCGCGAGCGGTGGCGTCCGCGCCCCGTTCACCGGCACGCGCCGCAACGTGGCCGCGCACATCGAGAGCGCGTTCGCGTCCAAGGCGTCGGGCGAGTTCCTCACCGTGTCCGAGATCGTGAAGCACACCTCGGACGAGTACGGCGACGATCACCCGAGCTCGGGTGCCGTGTCGGCCCGCCTGTTCGGCAAGACCGGCGTCGAGGGTGTCACGCCGGGCGTGAACGCCGAGGGCGTCAAGGGCGCCACCAAGGACTAACGTCCACCTCGTCAGGGCGAGGTTAAATAGCCGCATAGGCCCTGAGCGTCCCCGCCCCACAAGGGCGGGGGGACGGGTACAATAAGCGCTAGGTGGAGGCATCACCGTAGGCGTGAGGTGTACCAGCGGTCCATCGTGAACCGTTTACAATCACGAAGTACCTACCGACAGCCGAACGAGGGTGAGACCTCCACCACGCTAGGAGGCCGGTAGGCACGCGCAACAGGCTCCCGTGCGGCGGCGCTCGTCACACAGTCATCCCCGCACGGGAGCCGCCCCCAACGTCGAACTGAGCTAGTGGGCACATCGGGCGTAATCCCCCCTACGTGCCATTCACCGAGGCATAGAGCGTGAACGCTACCGGCGCGCGTCTATCCGGTGTGCCCTCTAGTCCAGTTCGGACTGCTACCTATTCCACTACCGTAAGGAGTGCAAACTATGTACGTCGTCTCCCTCGCCAAGGTCCCCCGCGCCCCCCGCACCGTGTCGCTGCACAAGTCCCGCAAGCCCGCCGGTCGCGTGTCGCTGATCAAGCTGACCAAGGCCCCCAAGCGCGCCGCGCGGTAGGACATGCCTACCCTCGCCAACTGCTACCGGTGCCAGTGTGTCGTGGACACCTACAGCGCGTGGTTCGGTAACCAGGGCTACCTGTGCGACACGTGCGAGGCCGAGCTCGTGTGTCCCGAGTGCACACAACTGATCGCCGCGTGCGATTGCGACGAGCCGCCCGCCGAGGTGATCGAACGTCTCACCCGCGAACGTGACGAGGCGCTCGAGTACGCCGTCACGCGCATATCGAACATCGGTCAGATGTTCGCGCTGCACCGAGCCGAGAACATCGAACGTGATCTCGCCTACCTACTTAGCAAGACCAAGTAATCACTACCGAAACGGAGTGTGCTATGCCGAAGCATCGACTGAACACCTTGGACTACCCGCCCGCCGCCCGCCCCGGCGCTGTGCCGCGCCATGCCGCACCGGCATCGGCGAGCGTGACCCCGTACAGCCCCCTGTCCGCCCCGTGGACGCCCGAACCGGCGCGCCCGGTCTATCGGTCCGTGCGCCGCATGAAGTGGCACAGCGTGGCCAGCGTCGTGGTCCGTGCCGTGTCGATGGGTAGGTGACACATGTCCTACACTTACGGAGCGGCACTTGCCGCGCGTGACACCAGCGGCGAGTACGTGACCGCCGTCGAGTTCGCCGGTATGAGCACCGCCACCGAGGCCCTTTCGCAGGCGAACGACTGCCTGTTTCGTACGATCACCGAAGTACTCGAGAAGTACTCGAATGCGTGTCGTGAGGAGTACGAAGAACACCGCGACGGTGCCCGTATCCTCGGGTACGGTGTCTTTCGCCAGGACGAGCGCGGCGATACCGATGGGTACTGGTGGATTGATTCCAACAGCGCCTGGCGTGACCCGAGCACGGACCCGAGGAGGCCCTGAACATGTGGCAAGGTACGATCACCTGGCACAACGACACGAAGAACAAGAAGCGATTCAGTGGCCAGACGTTCTGGGACGTTCGCAAAAAGATGGACGAGGCCCTGAACCACGGTGAACGTCTCGTGCGCACGCTTGAGTGCGACGCCTTCACCGAGTACGATGTGTTCAGCGCCCTGTCGGGGATGAACACCGGAACAGCGATTGCCGAGGAGGTGCTGAAACGATGACGGAACTGAGCGACGCACTCGATGAGGTGCGCAAGGCGCGTATCACGATGGAGGAAGACTTCGACGCGTTCAGCGCCGCCTACAAGGCATCGCTGGCGCGCATTACCAAGGTGGAGAACGGACTCGTTGCAGCGGTGCGCGCGCAGTGGCACAAGCCTGCACCGGTCATCCCTCCCCTGGGCGGCGCGGCCCCCGTGATCCGGCCCCTCTCGATCGCGCAGCGTGTCGTGAAGGTCGAGCGTGATCCGAACACTCGTGACGGTCGCGAAAGGCGACCGGCGACCGATCGCCAGCTGAGCTACATCGACGACCTTTGCGCGGAGAAGTTCGCGCGGGTCGAGGGCAAGGTGTCCAACATGCTCGACGCCAGCCAGGTGATCGGCAAGCTCAAGAAGTTGGACGCGGTGGACGAGGCCGCGCGTGACATGTCCACCGTGGTCTCGATTGTGCCGAGCGCGCCGGACCCGCTCGCCTTGCCTGTGACGCCAGTTCAGGATAAGATCGACCTGAACGTGTTGCGGCTGATTCCGAACGGACGCTACGCTGTGGCGAACGACGACGAGACGCAGATTGTGTTCCTCCGTCTCGCCGAGCGCAAGTCCAAGGTGGGCAATGCGCCGCACCGTGTGGTACAGTACAAGTCGTCCGACACCTGGAATGACCTGCAGTACTACTGGAACGATGGTCGAGTCACCGGTCGGAACACCGTCCACGGCAGTTCGGTTGCGGACTTGCTCACTCAGATCATGATGGACAAGGCCGGATGCGCTGACCGCTACGGCGAGAAGTTCTCTGAGTGCGTCAACTGCGGTCGCGAGCTCACCGATGACAAGAGCCGGTACTACCGCCTCGGGTCCGAGTGCATCACGAAGCGTCCCGACCTTGTCGATTACATCGACAACAAGAACGGTGTCTGGTCCCCCGGCGCAGCGAGCCGCGACTGAACATGCGATCTTTTGTGTGGTTCGTAGCTGGTTTGGCGGTCGCGGGTGTGCTCAGCGTAACGATGTTTGCGCCTGAGCCGCCCGCCCCCGCCAAGCCCCAGCAGCCGATGATGATTCAGGTAACCAAGACGGTCGAGAAGGAGGTCAAGGGCAAGACGAGCCAGGCGTGCATCAATTGGATGAACGCAGTGCACAAGATGCGCGAAGGCCAGAAGGTCTTGTCGCAGTCGAAGGGTGACCTTGAGCGCATTCAGGGCGAGATCATTGCGAACCTGTACAACAAAGACGCAACCAAGCAGGCCGCATTGCGCGCCGAACTGAACCGAGTAGCACAGGCAATGAACAACGCCTGGGCGGAGATTGGTGACGCCTCGGCTACCATCGACGCAACCGACCCAGGGCACGAGCCCTGCAGATAGGAGTCACCATGAAGAAGCTACACATGCTCGACGGCGTGACGCTCACGCCGCTCGACTTCACGTGTCCATCGTGCGGCGCGCCGCCTCGCACGCAGTGCGTACTGACCAACGGACACGGCAGTGGTCCGGTCAGCTTCGTGCACCACACGCGCGAAGCGTGTCTCAAGGTGATCGCCGATCAGGCCGAGCTCGAGGTGGTTGACGAGTGACTACCCGTGTGCTAGCAGCCGAGGTCTTCGATCCGGCCCTGTCGGGCGAGTATGACCTACCTGCTCGACTGGAGCTGATCGTTGACCGGCTCCCCGACGAGCCTACCTACATGGAGCTCAATCAAGGCCCGTTCTCCATCGTGCACCGCAACTGGGTACAGACCATCGGTTGCGACGAGCCCTGGTGGAATGACGAGGACACAACCGAGTGCGCCGCGATCTTCAACAGTTCCGCCGCCGCCGAGGCGCGCGAGCCGGTCATGCCGGTACTGATCGCGTCCGAGGACCAAGACGGAATGGTCTGGCAGGACTTCTACGTCAAGATCAGTCGCATCCGGCGTATCCTGAACAAGCTCGAGCGGATGCAGGGCGTGCAGGGATACGAGGTTATGCCTGATCCGACGTACGCTTTCGAGAAGCGTCACGGATGGATGCTACAGCACCCGCGACGTATCTGTGTCGTGTGCAGCCAGGAGGCCGCAGAACGTGCGGGCGAGGGCGGGCTGGTGTCCCTCGATCACCTGCCGCCAAGCAAGTTCCAGCAGGTGCGACCGCACCGCCTCGTGCCGATGTGCCACACGCACCGCGCGGACTGGAACGAAACACACCGCGAGTACCGAGAAGAAACCGTTTGACACACGGTTGCACATGTGGTACTATGTACCATGTGACCAAGAGCGCCAACCACTACCGAAAGGAGTGCTCATAGTGACGGACAACGATAGGCCGAAGAGCTGCGGAGACTGCATTCATCGCATCGGTCGCGGAGACACGACGAAGCAGACCGAGGTCTACGGCAAGCCGACGATGATGAGCACCTGCGGACTGCTCGGAACTATTCTCGCTACTCAGAACATGAGCTCCGAGCAGGAGCACATTCGTTCTGAGGAGGTCGGTTCGCGGTGCATGAAGCACAACGCTTACGCCCCCGCAGGCGATAAGAAGATCGCGCTGACCATCGGTGTCGGTGCACCGCCTGAGCCCACCGAGAAGATGGGTATCGCGAAGACCTGCCGCGCCTGCTACTTCTACGTGCAGGGTGCGAAGGTGTCAGAGCGCATCGGCATTCCGATGGGAGCCTGCGTCAAGTTCGGGAAGCTGATTCCCGACCTCAAGGCATCACAGATCGCCAAAGACTGCAAGGTGTCGGCGCGCTCGACCGCATCGGACCCCGACGCGCACTTCCAGACGATGCTCAACAGCCTGCACGTCGATCCGAACCTCGCCAAGTTCATCATGCCCGAGGAGATCGCGAAGGCTGCACGCGCCGAGCGCGTCGATACCAGCGTCGATCCGGCAGTGTACCCCACTGATCGCCCGGTCACCGACGCCCAGGACAAGCAGGGCATCCGCGCCTGGCGACGCCTGGTATCGGGCAAGCGCGAGGTCTTCCTGCCGATCTTCAAGCGCGAGATCTTCTCGCCCGAGGAGCAGGCGAAGATTCCGGCGACCGGCGACGACGAGCACCCCGAGCAGTATGTCGATCACATGCAGCTTTCGTACACGGTCGGAGCCCTGTGGTTCCATCTGGACGAGACGCCCGCCCTGCATGGCAAGGCGGGCACCGGTAAGACCGAGTTCTTCCGCTACATGGCATGGCTCATGCAGCTTCCGTTCGAGCGCATCAGCATTACGCGCGACTCGGAGATCGACGACCTCGCCGGGAAGATGCACTTCGAGAACAACGAGACCGTGTTCAAGCCGGGTCGCATCCCGAAGGCCTGGGTCAAGCCCTGCGTCGTCGTGTTGGACGAGCCGAACACCGGCCCGCCCGAGGTGTGGCAGTACATTCGCCCGCTGACCGACAACAGCAAGCAGCTCGTGAACGACAAGAACGAGGGCGAGGTCATCAAGCGTCACGCCTTCGCGTTCCTGGGAATGGCGATGAACCCGGCCTGGGACGCTCGTAACGTCGGTGCCGAGATGATTGGCGACGCTGACGGTTCGCGACTCATGCATATCTTCGTTGACATGCCCGACGAGCACACCGAGCGCGGCATCATCCGAGCCCGCTGCGAACTGGACGGCTTCGACTTCAGCCAGGACCACGAAGACATTCTCATGCGGGTCGCGAAGACCCTGCGCGAGATGAGCGACAACGGCGAGCTGCCCCTGACCTGGGGTATCCGAAACCAGATCAAGGTGGCTCGCGCTACCGCCTGGTTCGACCTCGAGAAGGCGTACAGCCTCGGCGTGCTCGACTACCTCGAGCCCGAGGTTCGCGAAGTTGTGCTCAGCATCGTGAACGAAGAGGTCACCGCTCAGAACAAGAAGATCCGACAGCGTAACGTAAGGAGGTGAACAATGGACGCGACTACGCGCAAGCGCAGGCAGCTCGCCGCTAAGGCGGTCCGCAGGTTCAACACGATGATTCCCGCACTTCAGTCCTACGCTCGATCCGAGACCGGAGTACAGGGGCTCAAGATTGTCGCCGGTGCTAACAGTCAGACCGACGGCAAGACGATCACGATTGCCCCGCCGATGGAGCTCGGGTTGCCACAGCGTCACAACCGAGCGCTGTGCGATGAGCGCGAGTTCGGCCTTCTGCTGTGCCCCGCGTGCGCGTCCCGCGAGCACGTCATGACGGTACTCAAGCACGAGATTGGGCACATCGTGCACGGTTCGTTTGCCCGGTTCAGCGTCGGGCGTACGGTGTCGCTGCTCATGGACTGCGGCACACCGGGCGACCCGTACAGCCTACCGCAGGCCTTCGTCCGCAGGATGCAGGACCACCTCAACGTGGAGGGCACGAACATCCCGCTCATCGGGCACGTCAACAAGGCGCGCCACCCTTGGCTGAGTATGCTCATGCTGTGCATGGAAGATGCGCGGTGTGACGCGGCTCGGTTGGCCTTCGACCACGACGAGGAGCTCGCCTACCGGGCGCTGAGCGAAGACATCATGGTGAACGGTATCTCCAACCAGGACGGTACGGTTACCTACTACGAGGACATGAAGATCGAGATGCAGCTCGCGCTCGCATTCCTGTTCACGGCTAACGGAATTGAGATCGACGGATTCTTTGTTGACGAAGTGGTTGACTTCGTAACCGGGGATGCTAAGCTCAAGCGGTGCGGCAAGGACGCCCTCGAGGCGTCCGACACCGTCGCCTCATTCGAGGTGGTTCTCGCGGTGCTGACGATCATGAACGAGAACGGCTACATGATCGTTGACCCAGACGAGGAAGAGAAGAACGACGAGCTGTTCGAGCTGATCAACAAGCTCATGAAGATCTTGTTCGGTCACGGCACTGAGATCAGTGACAAGGACGACGGCAAGCGCGGAATGGGCTCAGGCAAGGGCGACGACGGACCGGCTACCGAGGGTCTTCGTCCCGAAGATGTTCAGAACGCTGTCGACTCGTACAAGATGCTCGATCACGTTCCCGAGAACGTCGGCGCGCCGAAGATCTACATCCCCGAACCCGGTCAGCCTGCGTACAAGAACAACTACTACAACCAGCCATACCCCGAGCACCTGTTCAAGTCGGACGAGCGTCACTTGAGCCCTGCTATCACGGCGGCTCGGTTGGCCTTCGGCGTGAACGCTCGTGTAGAGCATCACCGGAACCAGCGGAGCGGCAAGGTTGCAGGGAAGATGCTCGCGCGCCGGGTACCGTTCGGCGACGAGCGCCTGTTCTCGAAGCGTGTTGTGCCCGACAAGCGTAGCTATCACGTTGTGATCGGCATGGACATATCAGGCTCAACCTCGGGCGACACTATCGAGGTGGAGAAGATGGCGGTCCTGGCCATGTCTGACGTGTGTCACCGACTCGGTATCTCGTTTGAGGTGTGGGCACATACCTCGGACTACAGCTACTCGACCGGCGACGAGTCGCCCGCCTTTTACGAGATCAAGGCGGCGAACAAGCCGTGGGACAAGAAGGCGCGCAACAACCTGCGCACCATCAACTCGAGCATGGGCAACCTGGACGGACACACGCTGCAGTTCTACCGCAAGCGTGCCGAGCAGTCCAAGGCGACCGAGAAGATCGTCATGTACTACACCGATGGAGCTATGCCCGCCTCGAACTACGACGAGGAACTGCGTGTTCTGAAGTCGGAGATCGAGTACGCTCGGAAGAACAACATCACTCTCATGGCTGTGGGAATGGGGGTCGACTCGCCGAAGGAGCACGGCTTCGACACCTTCCAGGTGGACGGTCCCGAGGATTACCGGAAGGTGGTCGAACACCTGGGAAAGAGGTTGCTGTGACTTGGCCCGAGGCCCTTTCGTTCGTGTCCCTGCTGGGACTCATCGCGTTCATAAGTTGGCTCGATAGGAGGTGATACAATGAGTGAAACCGGAATGATCAGTTCGTGCACTTCGTGCGGCGGCTCGGTAATCTGGGCAAAGCGGGCCGATGAGCCGTCTCGGTGGTCGCAGCCGCTCGAGGCGAACTCAGTTCGGTCGGGCGTGTTCCTCGACGGCGAAGGCTTTGTTCGTCCCATCGTGTCGTACAATTACCACAAGTGCAGCGTCGAGGACGTGAAGGCGTACCTCGAGGTGATGGAGGCCAAGGCGCAAATCAAGGAGGTGCGCAAGACGCTTCCGCCACGCGAGATCATCGACCTCGACAACGACATTCGCAAGAAGAAGTACGACGAGGAGATCACGCTTCGCTACACTGAAGCGTTGACCGACTCGGGGTATATCGTCAACTCGCTCATTGTCGATTGCCCTCGATGCGGCTCGAACGCGGGCGAGTTCTGCGTAGACATGCGCAAGGGTGAGCGATACAATGGCAAAGACGTACGCAACCCGCACAAGCCGCGCGTCGATGCTGCCCTGTCGGAGATCGTTGGTGATGCATGAGTAGGTCAATCAAGGTGACTCGCGAAGTCAACAAGGCGATCAAGCAGGGTTATGACCCGTACATCGCAACCGAGCTATACGTCAAGATGAACGCCACAGGAGCGCCGCGAGGTTTCGTGAGGTATTACATACTTCAGCACGGCTGGACATGCGACGAGTGCGGAGACCGGGTGACTGTCGGAGGCTTCGTCGGTCACGTCAGACGGAAGCATGGAGCGATGTGATGACGATCATTCCTGCCAAGAAAGAATCGACCTGTCCTGCATGTCGCACGAAGATTCACCTCGGCGATCCGGTCACGCCTCACGAGGGCGGGCCGTGGCAACACGCCTCGTGTGCTACTGGTGTCGATTTGCCCACCCACTGGGAGGCGAAGCGCGCCGCCGAGGAGGACGATCCGCCTCGATACAGACAATCCAAAATCCGAAAGACGCCGATGTGTAACGAGTGCTTCACCGAGCACAACGGCGAGTGCATGTAAGGAGAGATCATGCGAATCAACATCGAACTCGAGAACGATCAGCACGAGTACCGCGTGGAGCTCGAGGCCGACCAGTCGGTGCCGAGGAAGGTGCTGATCGACGCGGCTCGGGCGGCCCTCGACACCCTGCTCGAGAGCGGCGTCGGACCGCTCGACGGTCACATCGAGCGTGTGGTGCGCGAGAGCACGCACACCCCGCGCCCGACTGAGGGCGCCGCCGAGCGTCCCGAGTTCCTCGAGACCGCGAGCAACTACAAGCGATGAGCGAGAACGGGGCGGCAAGCATTCCGCCTCCGCCGCCAATCGAGAATCCCGAGCGCTTCCGTCCGACGTGTTCGGACTGTGGCTCGTGGATCAATCACGGAAGCAAGTGCACACACTGCAAGTTCGGCAAACCGTCCGAACAGAAACCAATCACAGGAGGTTCCAAATGAACAACACCAAGCGTTTCGCCGTCGGTCTCATGATCGCCTTCAGCGCCAGCGGCTTCGGCCTCGGCGCGGCTTTCGCGGACCCGAACAACACCAACGCCAATGACGGCGACCTGGGCACCGGCCCCTCGGCGACGAAGATCGAGTCGGGCAACGGCCCGCGCGACGTGGGCGAGAAGATCAAGCCCGTCGGAGTTCGCCAGGTGGGCGAGCCGATCGACTCGGGCAGTGGCCCGCGACCCGACCCCGAGGACCTCATCCCGTCCGACGACGACAAGAAGTAGGGAGGTAAGCCCATGACGGTAACCAAGATGAAGCGCGTCAACCACTCGAACTGCACCCACCCGGCGACCTCGCATGAGCGTGCCAAGTGTCGGATGCGCAAGGAGCTCGAGGCTGACAGGGCCTCGAGCGGTGGCGAGAAGGTGGACATCACCCCGAACGCCCTGGGCGAGAGCATCACCAGGGCCTTCGGAGTCTCCCGCCCGCTCGCCGACGTGGCGAAGCAGCTCAGCGAGGCGATCCAGGCGCGCGACACGATCGAGTCGCGGCTCACCTCGCACGAGCAGACGGTGCGTTCGCTGCAGGAGGAGCTCGCCGAGTCGATGCTCAGCCGAGAGCCGATCAACGACACCAACGGCAACTCGCCCATCGTCGCCTTCAACAAGGTCTTCCGGGACAACAAGGTCTACGAGTACGTGGCGATCGGCATCGAGGTGCGCGTGAACCAGTTCGAGAACGATCAGTTCACTCAGCGCGAGGTCTTCCGCAAGCGCATGTGGTTCCTCTCGTGCGGCTCGGGCAACACGGCGAGCCCGAAGACCTGGAGCGACCTCGTGAAGTTCATGGGCGTGGACGGTCTGCGCAGTCTGCAGGTTCTCCGCGCCGGGTAGCGAACCTTCCGTTCGGGAAAGTTCATCCCGCGTCGGGTTGCGCCCGTGCCCGTGCCCGTGGTACCATTAACGGGTACGGCGCACGGACGCCCCTGACCACACGAAACTAGGAGAAATCATGTCCGCACCCACGACCGAGCTCGAGCTGACCGACTACGACGGCAAGCGCGTGGAGCTCAAGCTCGTCGGTTCCGACGAGTACGTCACCGGCACCGTCGCCTCGTCCTCGCCCGAGATGATCGCCTTCAAGGAGAAGGGCAAGTCGCACCTCGGCCTGGTCAAGCACGACGAGATCGAGGACATCCGCGTGGCGCTCGAGGCCGAGCCCGAGATGAAGGCCCGCCGCCTGAACCTCGTCAACCTCGACACCGTCAAGCGTCACCTCGTGGACCGCCACGGCTACAGCCTCGCCGACATCAACTCGATGACGCCCGAGGACGCACTCGCGTTCCACGACGGACTCAACCACGAGCCGCTTTCGCACTTCCACGCCGATCCCCCGGCGAAGAAGGACAACGAGGACGGCGGCGAGGACGAGTAAGTCTTCAACACAAGCTACTAACGTCGAACTCGATTGTTGTCAAGTGCGACCGGGTCGGTACGAGTAGTCGCGGGGCTGGGACGGTTTGCTCGCGTTTCTGGGGGTCCAGTGAAGCGAGAGACTAAGTGGTTGTGTGAATGACCCAGCAGTAGGTAAGAGGCAAGCCTACACCCAAGCTAGCCTTACCGACCTCTCATTACTGGTATGAAAGCAAGGCAGACTGGGGCGAATGTCGGGATAGCCCCAGAGCCGCCAGCGAGCGTGTTAACCCTACGTCGAATGTCGCTGGAGCAGCAAGCGGAACAGGGAGAATAGCCCGAGCAGTATGGATCGCTGCTCGGGCTATTCGCAAACTAGCAGGTAGTACCAGTTCTATCTTAATCGTACAACCCCAGGAGGTAACACCATGAATCGTAAGACCAAGACCGCATCCGTTCTGACCGTCGCCGCCGCGCTCGCCTTCGTCGGTGGTGCATACGCAGGCGAGGCGAGCGCCGTTACCGCCCCGTCGTACTCGAAGGTGGATCAGCAGTTCTGTTCCTCGACCGGCGCGACCGTGAACCTGTCCTTCCAGAACGAGTACGGCAACACGGTCTCGTGGGCTAACACCTGGCTGGACGGCGCGAGCGAGCGGGGCATCACCTGCATCACGCGGACGATCTTCACCGGCTCGACCAGCGAGTACATCAGCACCTCGATCAACGACACCAACGGGGGAGCGGTCTACTGCTCGATTTACGTCAACGGCTACAAGGTCTCGGAGTCGTCCGACAACGACAGCAACTACTCCTGGGCCCACTGCTACTGAGATGGCATCGACTCCGTACTGGGCTGATCCAGACGACGCACCCGAGCCGCACACCGAAGAGGCCAACGAGGTAATGGACCTCTCGAAGCTGCGGCCACCGATGACTCCTGAGGAAGAAGAGGAAGTCAAGCCCGATGAAGGTCTCATGGCCTGAGGTTTATCCGGCAGAGGTCGGATGGATGTTCACCTGCGGCGATCCACAGTGTGAATGGGAGTCAAACCATCGGTCTGAAAAGGCCGCATGGACTGCGCACGATAAGCATGGTGCGAACTGTCCATACAAAGAAGAAAAGGGGGAACCTATGCCTGCAGGCCCTAGCCTCATCGAACAGAACTGGATCGAGCTCGATCGAGTAACCAAAGCGATCATGGATCAGCGCGCCAAGTACAAGGACGGCTCGATGACCCCTGAAGAGATCGAGGGCTTTCACAAGCTCCAAGGTCAGGCGCAGGGGCTGGCGATGGCGATTCAGATCATCAGTGTTCCCCACTTCGAAGACGTGCCTGCCGTGAGCAAGTGGGCACTCAAGCGCTACCGCATGAACGCTGGCGAGATCGACTTCATGGACACGCCAGGGTGCGGCGGATACAACCCGATGCCACTTCCGATGCGAGAAGCGGAGAAGCCTGCGCCGAAACGGGCCGCGAAGCCCGCTCGTGGGCCGAAGGCCGACCCCAAGACCGGCAAGTTCCGCGCATTCGGCAGCGACGAGCGCGAGCACCTACGCAACATGCTCAAGAAGGGCATCCCGGACATGGCGATTCAGTCGATGTTCAAGCTCACTGACGAACAGTTCGAGCACGAGAAGGCCCAGCTAGTGGGGAATTGACAAACACCCTACGATGTGGTACTATCGTAGGCGTACGGAGGAGGAACAAACTTTGATTGACGATGCGAACAAGCGCGCGGAGCTCAAGCAAAAGGCGCTCGATGCGCTCGCCGAGTACCTGGTGGCGGGCGGCGCAATGGAGGCCGACCAGCAGATCGGGGACTGCATGATCGCGCTGAGCCTCGTGGGCGCGCTTCAGGACAACGAGCAGTACCGATGCACTGTCCTGGCGGGCAGTCTGTCCGCTGCTAGCGGCCTCGCCGGGTACGCCGGGACGGTCTTCGGAACCTACATGTTGGGAGGTGAGGTGTGAACATCTTCGACTTCAAGGACGCGCTCATGAAGCTCATGGCGAAGTACCGGAGCGGCAAGTCCAAGGTCGTCTTCGTCGACAGCGGCAGTGGCGACGTGTACGAGACGACCGGCAGCTTCAAGGTGGTCGATGGCGTGAACGTCGTGGGAATCCAGCTGGTGGAGTAATGGCCGCTAAGCCCCCCGAGCCGTGCATGTTCTGTGACGAGTTCCCGTGCACATGCGAGACGGCAGCGAAGCCCAAGAAGGTGCGCAAGACCCCTGCAAAGAAGGAGGTGAAGAAGGATGACAAGCCGAAGGAAGAAGCGCTCGAGTGGCCAGAGCGAAAGCCGCGAGGCCCCCGCAAGCGGCCGCCCCGACTGGATCAAGGACACAGCAATCTCGGGAACCAAGATTCACGAGCAGCTGGAGCAGCTGACCAAGGACGATCTCCGGAAATCACTCACCAGAGCGGTCAAGGCGACGGTTCAGCCGGGCGAGATGATCGTGAGCGGGGGCGGCGCCAGAGGCCTCATGCAACAGGTTCCGGGAACGTTCGCGGGAATCGCCGGGGGGAGCGGCGGCAAGGGCGGTCAGATGAAGACACAGCCTTACACCGGGCTATTCGGGCCTTTGCACACGAAGGCATCCTCTCAAGAGGAGGCCGAAAGCGATTCGCTGAAGTTATTACGCCCGCTGTCACCGGTCGGCTACAGAACTGTCTCGGCTCAGAAGGGGGTGAGGATGGACTCAATGATTCAGAAGCAGGGCGAGTGGATCAGCAAGATGACAGCTCCCCCTTTGATTGAGCTGGGGCGACATAATCGCTGGCGCGAGCCTGCTGCAGCCTGGGAACTTATCGACTCGTATGACCTGTACGACGAGTTGCTTGGTTTGTGTTCTACGCATGACGAGCCGCCGCGCGGCTGGGATGTTGAGCTGGCAAGCGGCTTCAGGGCCAGGATCACAACCAAGGCCAACCCGCAGGCAAACGGTCTGTACGTTCTGCTCGACTCGGACGTAGATAACAGCTACGGCAAGGTGCCTGTGTTCCGCCCGTTCGTGAATACGAATGGGGCTCGGCCTCACGCCGAGTGGAAGATCATGCAGGAGACCCTGTTCGCAGTACTCATTCACACCGAAGCCTACTTCGAGTTTCCCCTTCTGGCGGAGATCGACGACGCGAACAACAAGATCGCCAACATCTGGTACGCTCGAATGCGTGCCGAGGTAGACGAGGACGCGCAGACCGTCAAGATTGTCGGCCTGGTTGAGGCAACCATCACTGTCAATAACAAGTCAGAGAATGGCCTGTTCGTTGTCAACATCGGCGAGTTCCCCTGGTCTTACCAGATACCGCTCGAGGTTATCGAGCAGGCGTTCGTGAGTTCGGTTGACGAGATCGTGGACCTCGGCGCTGGCGCAGACATCTTCTGCCGTGACTGCGAGAAGGCGTACTCGATCCTCGATCCGCTCACGGTAGACCGGATGTGCCTCGCACTGACCGGCAAGTGCATCGAGTGCGAACAGCACAAGTTTAACCCTAAAGACTTCGGCGATGCGGTTCCCCCGCCTCCCTTCTGAAAGAAAGGCCGAAATGGCAGACCCGTTGTACGCTTGCACTAACTGTGGCAAGGACAAGAAGAGGGACGAGCTCACCGCAAAGAAGGTGATGTTCGCCGGGATCGGAAACGCATCGACTGTGTTCCGTTCTCGTACGGTCGATTGGCTGTGCGAGAATTGCCTCGGCAGCGACAAGGATTACAACTACCCTCGCGACATGTCGAGAACGGAGAGGATGAAAATTGCGCGCACCAGGCGAAAGCGTGAAGAAGAAAGCTGACTCCCACATTCTTGCGGGAACCTTCGGTCCGTTCCGCAGGCTATGGGTCAAGGCGTGCCTCAACACGTTCGTCCTCTACATTCGCCCGAATCAGCGAGTAGGGTACGGAGTCGATGTCGAGCTCAATATCGACGGACCGAGCAAGCGGTCGGTGGCGGTTGTGCTGACCGCCATGACCGAGGAAGAGCTCGTCGCTGCTAAGCGGGCAATGGACATTGCCTTCGAGTGCGCACTCGACAGCGTGCGTGCCCGAGACCGAATCGCAGACGAAGCGCTCGCGGACGGAGATATTTCGATGTCTCGCATCTTCCGGGAGCCGCCCGTCATCTGGCGTCGTGAGGGTGGCGAGATGTTCGAGGAGACAATCGAGCACCTCCCCAACTCCTGGCTGGGTCGCACCAATATCGACGCCAGCCAGTTCGAGCGGTCGATCGCGAGCAAGCAGAAGAGCGCGTCGCCAGAAGATAACACCGAGGACGGTTACGGTGTCGGCGCGGAGGTGACCGACCTTGATTAACAACAAGCACACCCTGCAGGTTCCGCCTCATCCCGTCTCTGGCGAATCGTTCCTCGTCATGCTCGCGCACAAGTTGGATGAAGTGATCATTCAGGTCAACCACCTCACCAACGAGTGCGTGAACTTGGAGGGCAGGGTGAATCGCGACCTACCCTTCGTTCCCACGATGCGTAGCGAGATCAAGACGCTCACGAGCGCTCTCGACGGAATCAATCGAGAGTTCCAGGCTATCCGAGAGGAGTACCCCGCATGAAACAAGACCCCAACAGCAAGTACGTCAGTGGATTCTGCAGCAACGGTCACTGCGAGGGTACCGCCCCGGTGAGCCCGAGCGGTAAGCACATGAAGGTGTGCGTGAAGTACGAGCTCTGCGCGTGTGCGTGCCACAAGAAGTTCAACAAGATGTACGAGATGGCGGGCGAGCCCAGGCGGGTGCACCAGAACCCGAACTACGTGCCCTTCGTCGGCCCCGACCTTTCCATGTACTTCGGCCGCGATATGCCGGATGCTTCGATGGGGGGTACCCGATCCACCCGCGCGCCGGAAAAACGCAGCACGGTGGCTCCTGGGCTATTGGAATCGGCGCGCACGTTCACCGAAACGCCGTCGGGGTACCGGCAACGCGGGCAGCTCGAGGTCGAGGTGCAGCAAATCTGCAACCGGGCCATGCTCGGCGAGTTCGATGAGCCCTGCACGCCGCAGCTGATCGCAAACCTGATCGACCCCGACAACCCTCCGAGCACCGGAGCGATCGGCGCAGTGTTCGCCCGGTGGGAGCGACTCGGCTACGCGAAGATCAACCACAAGCCCCTGTACTTCAAGGGGCTCACCCTCGAGGGGATGCGCGACGGCCTCGAAGCGCTCAAGCGGAAGAACAAGCGGTGAGTGAGTACGACAGCCTGAGTGTCAAGGAGGAGCGCAAGAAGGCGCACGAAGTACTCGACCAAGTAATCGACGGCAAAGCGCCCTACAACAACGACAGCGCCTTTGTCGATGGCAAGTTCATTTTCATGCAGAACTTGGGAGGCGAGGAGTAATGGAAGGCAACTGGTCCAGTCAACATCTGCGCGAGTTCCTCAACGAGGTTCCCCCTCAGGAGCCCGGCGAGACGTACCGCGAATGGTGCGAGCGGGTGGACAAGCTCGAGAAGAAGGCCGCGATTCGCAAGGTCGAGCGCGACAACAAGCGCGACAAGGCGCGGAAGAAGAGGAGGAAAACGGGACGATGAGTGGACACAAGGGGCACGGGAGGCTCCGATACATCAGGGTTGCCAAGGGAAACCTGGCGATCACCGGCAGCAAGCCGTCGCTGTGGTACTGGACCTTGTACGACAAGGCCGGTAACGCAATCGTGCGGAGCTACGCGCAGGAGACGCCGCTGCGTGCGGTTCAGGACGCTCGCCGAGTGTTCCTCGGATCGGGCGAGAAGTTCTACTGGACCATCTCGGAAGACCGCGCGAAGACGAAGCGGCAGCTCCAGTTCGCTGCCACCGTGCACGACGCGGAAGAGACCTACAAGGAGGTGCGCTAATGGTCAAGCTGCCCACCAAGCCTGACAACCTGGTCTGGACCGGCTTCGAGCAGTTCGGCGACTGCAAGTACGTCTACGTGAGGTTTCAGGACCACTCGCGCTCCGCGAGCTCGCCTGAGTACCTCAAGGAGATGATGGACACCATCTTCGACGAGTCGGCTGCGTCTGTCCGAGAAGGCGGCGCGCCGCACTTCGGTCTCAATGTCTCCCCCTGGCTGGCAGAGATGCTGTACCTGTACACGAACTGCGAGCTGTTCGGCGTCACCACCAGCGGAGTCAACAAGCCGGTTCTTCGCTCGAAGCAGTACGCCTACGTGCGACCGGGGTCGGTGTATGTCCAGCAACAGCTTCTCTGAAGATCTCATCGAACCGGAGGTGAATCTCCCGGCCAGGGAGTTCATGTTCACGCTCGATCAGATCGCCCTCATGCTCGACGTGAGCCGCAAGTCCCTCGAGGACAACTTCCTGTTCTTCCACGGCAGGTCGGCGGGCTCACGTCGAGGTCGGTTGATCGCTGTCAACATCGCGACACCCGAGATGAAGCCTGTGTGGCGCGTGTCCGAAACTGCCTTCAAGGTGTGGATGCGCTACAAGGGAATTGTCTTCACCGAACAGAGGAGCGTGCGAATCGCAACAAAGCGACCCGTCAAGAAGCGGGGTTGACAAACGTCCGCATGTGTAGTAATATGTATGAGTCCGTAGGGATACGGGCACGCAAAACCTACAAAACCTGCGAGACTGTCTAAACAGCCGAGACACACAGAAACGAGCAAACACACATGACTTCTCTTCAGCCCAGCGAGGCGGCAGGCACCGACCTCGTCGCGTGGGATTCCAACGAGACCGGCCTCGAGGACTTCGATTCGAGTGACCTCACGATGCCGCGCCTGTCTATCGACCACGCCGAGGGCATGTTCAAGAACAGCCAGACGGACGAGCTGTTCCCGTCGCTGACGGTGATCCTCCTCGGCCTGCACAAGTCCCGCATCATGTGGGGCGAGGTCAACGAGGGCGCCGAGGCGGACGCGCCCCTGTGCAAGTCCCCCAACACCCGCGACGGCTTCCCGAACGTCGACTCGGAGCTCCCGACCGCCAAGCAGTTCCCCTGGGATGCGCAGAGCGTCTTCACGCCCCGCGACGCGCAGCCCCTCACGGTCGGCGAGAACCTGCTCTCGATGCCGAGCCTGCCCTGCTCGAAGTGCCACTTCAAGGAGTGGAACACGGACCCGACCGGCAAGCGTCCGTGGTGCTCGGAGGAGTGGACGTTCCCCCTCCTGTACCAGGACCCCGAGGACGCGGAGAGCTGGATTCCGGCCCTGTTCACGATCCGGCGCTCGGGCATCAAGCCCGCTCGTCAGTACGTGACGCCCTTCGCCACGAAGAAGAACCCGATCTTCACGGTCGCCACCCTCCTCGAGCTCGAGGTCAACAAGCGCGGCATGGTGAAGTACTGCACGCCGAAGTTCAAGAAGGTCGCCAAGACCGATCAGGCTGCGTGGCAGGACTACTTCGATTCCTTCAAGTCGGCCCAGACCTTCCTCGGCCAGCTGCCGATGCCCAAGGAGGACGAGGAGGGCGCTGGCCTGTCGGACGCCGACCAGGTGCCGGACGGCGACATTCAGGGCAACACGATCGACGCCGAGGTGGTCGACACGCCTTCGGCTCCGACTCCGCCGCCCGCGCCTTCGCGTCAGCCGAAGCCCGCTCCGGAGCCCGAGTCCGAGGAGCAGGTCATCTCGACCGTCGGCAAGGTGAAGCAGCCCGCTGCCGCGCCCGCCGCCGGTACCGTTCAGATCGACGACGACGAAGAGCCCCCGTTCTGATCGTCCTCGCAAGCCCCTCTCGCTGATCTTCCCCACAGTGATTCGAGACCCTACCGCACTCGGAGAGCTGGCGCAATCCCGCGCGGTCAGCAATGAGAGGATACAGGGGTTAGGGGGAGGCGCTGGAAACGCCTCCCCCTTTCCTGTGAAACCAGAAGGGAGATACTTCATGCCCGAAGATGAAGTCCCCGAGTTCGCTCGGGAAGCGTTCGAGTTCCAGGCATTCCAGCAGCGTCAGTACGAGAAGGCGCAGCGCGAGAAGGAACAGAACTTTCAGGCTGACCTGTCGGCGTTCGCCACGTTCATCGAAGAGCTGACCAACGATCAGCTCAACTACGTCATCAAGCTTCTCGAGGAGATCGGTAGCACGGTCTACTCGAACCAGCTGATCGGTATCGGCATCGCCTCGCGAGTCTACCGTCGCGGCCTCATGGTCGATGGCAAGACCTACGAAGAGGCGCTCGGCCTGGTCAAGGAGCCCGAGGACGACAAGGCCGGTATGACCGACGACGAGGACAATCCGCACCTCGCGTTCCGGCCTAGCGAGGATGCGGACAACGTACCGCACACCTGCACGGGATGCGGTCGCAAGTATGCAAACAAGGCTGATTACCAGGAGACCAGGGCGAAGTTCGACGGCTGCCCGGGGTGCCAGCATAAGGAGAAGTGGGGGTGAAACGGTTTGTCGCGAACAAAGATCCGAACACGCGCTACGACGCCTTCGTTTACCGCGAACCCGACGTTCGCGAGCTTCACCGGTGCTCCGTACCTAATACCGCGCAAGAGGCAGTCGACTACATCGACTGGGTTGAGCGGACTTTCAAGTCTCGGGTTGACTATCTCGAGGGGCGAGTCCACGGCACGCGAGACGAATACGAAACGATCAATTGGGAGGAACTCGATGAGCGCACCGGTCACCGAAGCGCCCACGTCCCAGTCCTCCTACGACCCTAGCAAGGGGCGGGGATCGCTCGACTACTGGATTCGGCGAGAGATTGTTCTCAAGCCGTACCAGGAGGAGGGTGTGAAGTGGCTCAAGAACAAGAAGGGCGCCATCCTCGCCGATGAGATGGGTCTCGGCAAGACGATCCAGGCACTGTTCAACTTCGGGATGCACGTCTGGATGAGCGTCAAGAAGGACCCGCAGGCCCGTTGCGTCATGGTCGCTGTCGTCCCCGCCTCCCTCCGCATGAACTGGCAGGACGAGATCGAGAAGTTCACCCACTTCGATTACTGTGTCGCCACCGGCAGCAGTGTGATCGAGCGGTTCAAGCAGATCGAGCAGTTCAAGAAGATCGACAACCACAAGATTCTCGTTATCAACTACGAGATCTTGGGCGACCACATCCAGCAGATCAACGCACTCAAGCGCGAGGGTGTCGATATGCTGGTGGCTGACGAGGCTCACGTCATCAAGAACCGCAACACGCTTGCGTACAAGAACATCACTCAGATCGTTCGCAATCGTACGCTGGCAATGAGTGGTACGCCGATGACGGGTCAGGTCGACGACCTGTGGACGCTGCTTGATTTCGTGACTCCCGGCCAGTGGGGGACGTTCGCGGGATTCAAGGCGAAGTACTGCGTGCTAGGAGGCTTTAACGGCAAGCAGGTCACAGCAGTCAAGAATGAGCGCCAGCTCAATTCTCGACTGGGCCAGGTCATGCTTCGCCGCGAGATCGACAACGTGATCGACCTGCCCGAGATTAACGTCATCAAGCGCATGGTTTCGCTCACCGGCAAGCCGCGCGAGATGTACAACCATCTCGCCACCGAGCACCGGCTGCAGAAGTTCATCCCCTCCCTCACTGACGAGGAGGACGAGAGCCTCGAGTGGCCGATGGTGCGTCAGCTACGCTTCCGTCAGATCTGCTCGTCCACCTGCACCCTCGTCCCTGGCTGGGACGAGTCGCCTAAGCTCGACCTGGCGATCGAAGACGCTACCGAGATACTCGACAACGGACACAAGCTGATCGTGTTCACTCAGTTCCGTCCGGTGATCGAGGCGTACAAGCGCAGGCTCAAGGCGGCGCGTCCCGGCACGAAGGTCTATGAGATTCACGGCAGCGTGAACAAGGACAAGCGTCAGGGGATCGTGAAGCAGTGGTCTGCGGACAAAGAGCCTGGCGTCATCATCGGGATCATCAAGGCTATGGGAGTCGGCCTGAACATGGTGGCAGCTAACCACTGCCAGTTCATCGACAAGGAGTTTAGCCCTGCACTCAACGATCAGGGCGTCGGTCGCCTTCGTCGTGTCGGGTCCGAACATCACCCTTCGATCCAGGTGTTCGAGTACATGGTGAAGAACTCGGCGGAATACCGCGTCGAGCAAATCATCAAGGACAAGAAGTTCTCGTTCGACGCGGTGATTCGAGGTGGCGCTAATGATGGCCAGTCTCAGTCGTTCATGGACAAGATCTCCGAAGCCCTCGAAGGGACTCTGTGATGCTGCATGAAGGCAGAGGGTTGCCGGTTCAGAAACAAGAGGTGCCAGTTCCCATCCGATAAGCACGCCAACTTGATCCCCGTATCTATCGAAGATACGACATTCAGGTTCCAGATCGAGTGGGACAATCAGTACAGGAACGCCCCACTCGAGACCCGCGAGCGCTATGTTTGCAGGCTATGCGCAGATATAGTGAACCAAGAGCTCGCTCACCTCGAGCTAGAGTCAAAACTAATAGATAAGCACTATGGAAAGGAGAGTCGCCGTGAACGTTGCACCTGAGCAGAAGATGCTCAACACCAAGCAGGTGTCTGACATTCTGCTCGTAGAGCCGGGGACCGTACGCGAGCTGGTGCGTGCGGGCAAGTTCCCCAACGCTACCCGGCCAGGCAAGGGGTGGCTCATCCCTCAGTCGGATGTCACCAACTACATCAAGGAGACGAACAAGTGAATCCCAACGAAGCGGTATTCCTCGACCTCGAGACGACCGGCCTGTCGCCGGTCGCCGAGGAGATCATCGAGCTCGGCATCGCCCGCGTCAACACCGACACCTGGACGGTCATCGAGGAGCACGCGGCGGTCATCTGGACCCCGCAGATCTACGCACGGCTCAAGACGAACGACCTCAGCGACTTCATCGTGAAGATGCACACCAAGTCCGGCCTGCTGCCGGAGCTGCGTCGGCTCGAGGAGGAGGGTGTCATGCCTCGTTCGTACGCCGAGGCCGAGGCTGTCATCCTCGACATCGTCAAGGCCTGGGGCGCGAAGCGCCTCCCGGTGTGGGGCAGCTCGGTCCACTTCGACCGCAAGTTCCTCGAGCAGAAGATGCCGACGCTGAACGAGTTCTTCCACTACCGGATCGTGGACTCGAGCTCGGACATGGAGCGTCTCAAGGCCAAGTACCCGGCGCTGTGGAAGCAGATCGACAACGACCCGACGAAGTACCAGAGCCCCGAGGGTGCCGTCGATCACCGCGTCCTCGAGGACATCCGGCACTCCATCGACCTCGAGCGCCGTCTTGACACCTGGGTCAACCGCCCGGCGGCTTCGACCGCCGATCTCGTCAAGGAGTAGTGCGTGAGCGCAACGGTAGAGTTCAACAATGCGGCTCTCGCCGACGCAGTCAAGCGTGCCAACATCATCGCCCCCACTCGCGGACGTGAGCTCGACAAGTTCAAGGGCTTCGTTATCGACCTGTACCCCGGCGAGGAGTACGTCACGCTTCGAGTCACGAACGGAGAGGTCTTCTACACCGAGTACCTCTACCCGAACGAGCTCGATGTGCCGGTTGCCAAGAGCTGGCGCGTTGCCTCCAACTCTACTCACGGCATCGTCTCGAACCTCGCGGCATCCGGTTCGGTCAAGCTCAAGGAGGAGGGTGGCAAGATTCGCATCACGAGCGGGCGCATGAAGGCCACCACTCCGCTGATCAAGTCGGGCGACTACCCCGACCCTGATCAGTTCATGTTCGAGCCCGAAGGCATGTTCACCATGAAGGGCTTCGGCACTCGCCTCGACCTGGTGGGATGGTCCACCTCGTCGGACGGGCTTCCGCCCAGGTGTGGGGTCTACATGGACGAGGGCCACCTGTGCGCCACGAACGGCAAGACGCTGGTCCGCGTGCCGAACGAGTACAAGTTCGCAGACGGACGCAACAACATCGTGCTGCCGTACCAGCTCATCGGCCCGGTGCTGCGCTCACTCGAGGAGATTCAGGTGGGGGTGCTTGGCGATAACCTCGTCATCGCGCCTACCGAAGACATCTACATCAAGTGCAGCCTGTTCGAGCCCCGGTTCGATCCGGTGAACAGGATCATGGAGAAGGAGATGCCTGCTGCGATCTCGTTCTCCAAGGAGGATGTCATCTCGACGCTCAGCCGAGTCTCCAAGATCGGCGCCTCCGATCGGCAGATCGGTCTCGACGTCTACATCGGCGGCGAGAGCATGACGCTGTCGGTGAAGGATCGCGACTCGGCAGAGGAGATCGAGGAGACCATCCTGCTGATCTCGGGTGGCGACCACGACATCGTGAAGTTCATGTTCTCGGTGGAGTACTTCACCGACATCATCACCAAGGCTCCCGGTCGAGAAATGGTCATGGAGTACAACCCCGAGAAGACCGTCTCGATGGTCAAGTTCCTCGGGGATGACGGCTACGAGGGCGTCGTGATGCCTCGAGCTGAGGTTGCCAAGTCGAGAGGAGAAGGTGAATGAGCCTCGATGCTCTTCGCAAGTACTACATCGCAGGGCCGATGACCGGAATCAAGGGCCATAACTTCGAGGCCTTCGATGCCGCCGCAGCGGCCCTGCGTGGGCGAGGATACACGGTGGTGTCTCCTGCCGAGATCGCCCGGGAGCTTCCCGGCGAGCCCGGAAGCCTGCCGTATCACGAGTACGTCCGCGCCGACCTCAGGAAGCTGCTCGACTGCACCGATCTGGTCCTCCTCCCTGGTTGGCGTAACTCGCGCGGAGCGATGCGTGAGCTCGACCTCGCCGAGTTCCTACACTTCCGAGTATGGAAGATCGAGGCCGACACGTCCCTGGTCCGTACGGAGTACGGAGATACCCGTGTCGGCTAAGGCGAGGTGGATCAGCGCTCGCGGTCGAGAGATCGCAAGCGAAATGCCGGATCAGTACCCGGCAGCTTACGCCAGGTACCTGGCAAAGCAGGAGTGGAACGAGAGGAGTTGGCTGTGGCGTACGCAAATGTTGTTGCGGCTGCTTTTTCGATAAACCCCGAGCCCTGGGCTATGGGCGACGTTGCGGTCATCACCGCAGGCAAGAAGCGCTTCCCGAAGGTGAGTCCCAACAAGGTACTCAAGATGTACCAGGACGCCCTCCAGGAGGAAGTGATCCTGACCAGCCTCCGCGACCTTCCCGGGCCGTACTACAGCGTCAGGTTCACGTTCAGTCGTCAGCTCACGAAGACAAAGATTGCGAGTGGTCGAACTTTATCTCGCAATTGGGCCGACGTAACCAACATGCAAAAGGGAACGGAGGACGCGCTGCAGGGGGCCGCGTTCGGCAACGACCGCGACGTGATCGCGACGGCATCGCGGCTCTACGGACCACAGCGAGAGAACACTCTCCCGTTCGTGGTGATCGAGGTTCGTCACAGTATCGAGGGGTTTTCGCCGCTCGAGACCGCAATCTGTGACCATGACAGTTTCTTCTCTCCGGAGGGACAGGAAGCATGGGAAGCGATGATTCAGTCCGAACTGGGAGATCAGTCGATTCAGAACAACGAGTGGACGCCATGAGAATCCCCAAGCCAATCACCGGCGTCGGAGTCTGCGCGAGGGTCAATCTCGGGTACATCGCCGACGCGCCCGAGTCGGGAACCTACTGGGCACACAAGGGCGGGAGATACTTTCTCGTCCGATCCAACCGCAACAACACGAAGGCCGATCCTCAGTGCATTGAGGTCGACAAGAACGGAAAGGTGTTAATCAAATGACGTACCCCACCGAGCAGCAGGCCGATCCGCTCATCAGCGGTCCCGAGTGGCGGCACATGTTCGACAAGGAGACCGGCGCCCTGACCGAGGAGGGCGAGGGGCTTGTCGCCAGCGCGCTCGACCTCATGCAGGCGAGCGTGTTCCGCATGATCGAGAGCAAGGGCTTCCACGACTCGGGGCGCGGATTCCCGGAGGAGGTCGCGCTGATCCACTCGGAGGTCTCCGAGGCGCTCGAGTCGTACCGCGCCAACGAGCCGAAGCTGTGGTTCCGCTCCAAGCAGAACGACGAGATGCACCTCGACCCGTACGAGAACGACGGCGAGACGATCCGCAAGGCCGAGGGCGTCTCGGCGGAGTTCGTGGATGCGATCATCCGCATGTGCGACTCGGCGGAGACCAGGGGTATGTCGCTCGCCGAGGCGTACATCTTCAAGTATCGCTACAACGCCACCAGGCCGCGTATGCACGGGAAGATCGCCTGATGCGCCTGTTCTTCGAGGTCGAAGTACTCGACGCCAACATCGACCTCGACAACTACAAGTGCGAAGACCCCGACTGCACTGACCCGGCGTGCGAACCGACCACCGTCCAGGACGCGGTGGAGATGGACCTCGAGATGTACCGGGACGGCGAGATCTCCCTCGAGGAGATGCTCCTCAACCTGGGCGGCGAGGTTCTCATCAAGCTCAACAAGATCGTCAACAACGAATCCATTCTCGACAACAAGTAGGAGATACACCATGAAGATCAAGATCACCCTCGACGTCGACGACGCCATCCTGCACCTCGACAGCGCCTCGTTCAAGGACGCCGAGGCGCCCACCGACGACGAGAAGACGGACGCCGCCTTCAACGTTCTGGAGGACCTGTTCCTGTCCAACGACGACGTTCAGGGCGTCCTCGATGACATCGGCGGCTCGATCAACAACATCGACCTCGAGGACGTCGAGATCTCCGACGACCGCGAGATCGAGATCGACGGGTAGCGCCTCGACTTAGCGGGCCGACGTTAGGATGCTGAAGGTCGGTAGCACGGGAGGGGTAACCCGCGCAATACAACTTTTAAATCTCATAGGAGTGATGTGAAGATTCATCAGATCTGGCACGGTGACAGCATTGAGCTGTGCCAGCGGTTCAAGCCCAACTCGGTGGACTGCATCATCACCGACCCGCCCTTCGGGGTTGACAACCTGAGCAACATGGCTGTCACCGAGGGCGGCAAGAAGTACGCGACGAAGATCGCGAACGATGAGAATCCGGAGGTGGCGATTCAGGTCTTCAAGGACGTGATGAGCTCGCTGCTTCCGGCGACGAAGGATGACTGCGACCTGTACGTATTCACCGCGTACCAGGTCCTCAAGGAATGGCTCGCCATGCTGGACGAGTTCTGCAGTCAATACGGGTTCGTGCGCAAGGCTGTGCTCGTGTGGGAAAAGGACGGCCCTGGTATGGGCGACCTCGAATCGTGGGGACAGGGACATGAGTTCATCATCTTTCTCAAGAAGGGGCGAGCGCCTCGGAACGCCAAGCGACGGAACGGTGTACTTCACGTTCCCCAGCTTCGGCCTGACGCGCTCATCCACCCTCACGAGAAGCCTCCGGCGCTTCTGGAGCTTCTTATTCGTCACTCCACCACCGAGGGAGCCTTTCTGGTCGACCCCTTTGGCGGTTCTGGCTCCCTCGTCCGAGCGGCGAAGAACTGTGGACGGAACGCGGTAGCCATCGAGCTCGACGAGATTCGCTACGAGAGGGCGGCGAAGAAGCTGGAGGAAGAAGGCGATGATCTATTCGCAAACCTCTAGCGAGTCCTGCGGACTCTGTGCCGGAATCAAGGCCATCGGCCCGATTCCGGCCAGGGTGGGGACGGCAGACACCGCTTACTGTGCCATCTGCAACTGCATCTGGCGCAATCGCGGAGACGGCTGGTACATTCCCGACGTCTTTGAAATTACTCGACTACAGAACATGAAGAGGATACCATGAGCTGGACCCTGTGGATTCAGGTCACCATCTGGGCCCTTCTGGCAATCGTCGCCGTCATGGCGATTCGAGACAACTGGAAGTGACATGAAGCTTTTCAACAGTGGCGGACGCCACCGCAAGCGTTGGTGGACTCGTGCTGCTCACCTCGCTCCGCAGATCGCCGCGCGATACACCGCTGATCGGATCAGTGTATTGCTTGCTGCTATGCCCGCGTACTAGCACGAACCACACAAACCGTGATAACCTATCGCACGGATAGGTCAAACACAATCGTAGGAGAACAAAGATGGCAGACAAGCCTGCAGGACCGTACGAGCTCAATCCGATCAAAAGCGTCGGCGAGGTGAACTACACCGACTTCCGCCCCATTGCCCCAGAGCAGACTGCATTCCAGCAGCACATGCAGCAGACCGCCTTCACCAGTGAGCAGCGTGCCGAGGCAGATGCCAAGTCGGACGCCGACGAGCTCTTCGGTACCGGCGAGCCGCAGACCGCCTTCGAGCTGGAGGCCCGTGGTGGCCGCGCCCCTTTAGGTGCACAGGCATCTGCCGATCCCTCGCTGTTCGATCAGGTGCAGACGGAGTCCGACCCCAGCAAGACGTTGGAGACGAATGCGTCTGCGGAGAAGGAGAGCAAGCCGCAGGCACCGTCGGCTCCCACGCGACCTTCCACATCGAGCCCGAAGAGTGGACCCGTCAAGCCCTCTGTGTAGGGTATCACGACCCAGACGCCTTCTTCCCTGGCCGGGGGCAGTCTGCCCGCGCAAACGAGGCCAAGAAGATCTGTATGCAGTGTCCGGTCGCCCGGCAGTGCAGTGACTACCGAGAACGCACCAGCTCGACAGATGGTATCTGGGGCGGCAAATCTACTCCGAGGGGGCCAAAGAAAAAATGAAGCTTACGACGATTTCCGCATCGTCCCTCCAGACGTTCGAGGGATGCTCGCACCGGTACTTCCTCGAGAACGTGCAGCGTACGCCGTCGCCCGATGGTAGCAGTGACCCGGCAAAGCTCGGCTCTGCGGTGCACGACACCCTCGAGCGCATCGTCACCGAGGTTTATGTCGAGAAGACCGGCGAGTTTCTGTGGAGCCGGATCGTCGCATACTTCAAGCAGGAGTTCATGAAGCAGTTCCAGACGCTTCCTGACCCCAAGAACAAGTGGTACGCGGACGGTCTGGACATGCTCGAGCGGTGGTATGCGCGCACCAACCTCGATGACGTCGAGGTGCTCATGGTGGAGAAGAAGATCCGCGTGCCGATCAAGACCTCCATTGGCGAGGTGCCTTACACCTTCATCTTCGACCGGCTCGACCGGTTCGAGGAGAACGGTAAGGTCATCATCCGCGTCGTGGACTACAAGACCTGGCGACAGGTTCTCACGTCCGCGACCCTTCGCGAGAAGCCGCAGGCTCGTCTCTACGGAATGGCGATCCAGCTCGCGTTCAAGGAGCTCGCAGCCGAGCTCGGCGAGGAGCTTAGCCCCGACGAGATCTGGGTTAGTTTCGATCAGCTCCGGTACGACGCGGCAGAGGTTCGCCTCACTCGAGACGACAACGTCGAGACCTGGCGTTATGTTCGGCGAGTTGCAGAGCGCATCATCGCCGAGCCTGACCCCGGCAAGCGCTCACTCAACCCCGAGTGCCAGTTCTGCGTAGCCAAGTCCACCTGCCCGCTTGTAACCAAGAATGTCGACGCTGGCGGCATCATGGCGATTCAGGGCGACCGCAACGAGATGGCTAAGCGTCTATACGAACTGGAGGGCGCGTCGAAGGCGATCCGTTACGCCATTGACGAGGTCGTCGAAGAGATGCTCAAAGATGCAATGGACACCGACGAGATTAACTATGACACTGAGGACTATAACGTTGAGTTTAAGTCTTCGAGGCGGAAGTCTTACGACCCGTCCAAGGTGCGGGAGATCGTGGGGCCTGCCATCTTTGCTCAGATGGACAAGGTGACCAACGCCGAGGTTGAGAAGCTTCTCAAGGGTGCAGCCCTGACGCCTTCACAGAAGTCGTTGTTGCGCTCGTCCGTCAAGGAGTCCATCTCGGAGCCGAAGCCGAAGATCACCAAGAGGATGAAGTGATGAGTGTTCTCGAGCTAGGACCCGTGCCAAGCAAGTGCGCAGACTGTTCCCCTCCGATTGCCGGGGTCACGATGGTCCCCCAATTCCGGGAGGGAACATTCTGGAGGTGCGATAAGTGCGATTCTGTGTTCGTAGCTCGTAGTTATCAGTGGTGGTCATACGCCGAGATGGACGCGAAGGATCAGCGCCGAGCCAAGAAGCTACTCAAGAGGAGTAAGTGATGTTTCATTGTGACGAGTGTATGGGCGAGTACGGACACCTTCCCCGATGTTCACAGTACCCAGAAGAGCAAAGGAAAGCGGACCACGCTAGACGCGGTCCGCTTTCCAATGACGAGACTCCGGTTACAAAGAGTCGTCCCGATTCCCAATACTGACTCCAGCCCGAATGGTGTGCATCTTGTCGAGGATAGGCTCAGCTTTCTCTCGATCCAGATGCGAAGTGGCTTCCTGAATCAGATCGACGAACTGTTCGTTCTTCAGCACCTCGAGCCTGAAGGCGCTGTTAAGCTTGCTGTTCCACTGGTCCCCGGTCTGCCATAGCTCACGCCATGCACCTCCTACCGTGGCGTCAGCCGAGGCCTCCTCCTTCAAGGAGGAGGCCTCGTCCTTTCGCTTTATCTGCCTGCGGGTGGCAAAGAACTTAACTGTTTCGATGATGCTAGCAGCAAGTCCGCCGCCAAGCAGCAGAGTGATAACGTCATTCACCCTTCAACTCCTCGGCCTTCGGTGCGTTTGCTCGCAATCCCTTGAGCACGCGCCCGATCTCGATGAACCTGATAACGAAGTAGAGCCCTGCCGCTACCAACGTCAGGGTCGCCCACGTAGTAGGTGGCCCCATGTTCATCTGGATCACGCCCCAGGTGTAGGAAGCCACCACAGGTATCAGTAGACTGCATCCCGTTCGTTCGAGATACAGTGCAGTCGATACCTTCTGAAGACTCGGCTCATCCTCCTTGTGGAAGTACATTCCCACCAGGACGAGGAGGCAACCTACGAGTTGCATACCGCCGAAGATGTTCTGATAAACCGCTCCGTCTGTGGCCTCTACGAACGAGGCGGGCCACGCATCGCCCGCGAACGACAAGACCGCAGAGACCACACCGAAGAAACAGATCATTCGGTAGAGCGGGTAAGACCCGGAATAAACCTTTCGTGTGTGACTAAAGGCTGTCTTGAGCTTGTCAATCACGTACGCCATTGGTCCTCCAAGGTTGCGCGATCGGCGCAGAGGATTGCCAGCATGAGATACGCTCCGACAGGAGCATACGCTTCAGGCGAATCGCCCTGAAAGACGTCGATCAGGAACGTCACCGAGAAGATTCCCCACATGAGTGTCATGGTCTTCATGCACCAGGAGACGTATCGCCTACCGCCCCTTGGAAGACGCACCGCAATGATTGTCAGGATTCCCGCGACAACCATAACCACGCCGACCGACTGTGGAGCAAGTGGTATTCCAAACGCACTGCGCTCGGGTTTCCAGATGGCGTCACCAAAGATCAGAGCAAGTGACCCGTAGTAGATCGGATACGCCGAAAACACGTAAGCCGTCAGAGCGAGGTGACCCTTGATGCTTTCGGGCTTGTCTTCCGCTTCCGGCTGCTTCTTGAATACGCCTGGCCGGTTGCGCCAGCCGATCAACTGACCTTGCCGATGTCGGAGACATCGACCCCGGCCTTGTCGGCGAGTCGCCGAAGGATCTCCTGGTTCTCTGCTGCGATGGCCGCAGCACTCGCCGAGTGCCCGAGAACCGTGTCGCCCTTGCGCTTCTTGAAGTCCGCGTACCCGCGACCGGCACGCGGAAGGCGGAAGGTCAGCTCGAAGACGACGGTCGCCAGCGCCTCGACCACGGTCTGCGCCGTGACGTTCTTGCCCTTGAAGATGCTGAACCGATTGCCCTGATCGTCGGGCTGGGGAGTCAGCTGTACCCAGCCGTTGTCGCCGGGACCGCGCAGCTGCACGCGAACCTCGCTACCATCACTCATTTTCGTTCCTCCTGTGGTCGGTGGTGTCACTGGCGCGGTCTCGCCAGGAAAGAGTGCGCCCGAAAGTAGCGGCGCGAAGTCCTTTTTCTTCTTGGGGTTGTACTCGTACGGCATGTACGAGACGTGCAGGTGCGGATCGACGCCAGCGTTCGTGTTCCTGTTCGGGTTAATGTACCCGATCTTCTGTCCGGCGCTTACCGCTACGCCTTCCTTGATCCAGGGCTCGCGAACGATGTGACCGTACTCGAAAACGCCAGACCCCTGTGCATCGCTCGAGTCGATCACGATCCAGCCTGCAGGATCGGGGCCACCATAGCCGCTAGCCGCCCCGTAGTGCAGCACCGTGCCGCTCTGGATAGCATACACCGGCCAGGAGGCGGGCGAACCGTTCGAGCTACCGAAGTCGATCCCGGTGTGCACCGCGTTATCGAAGGCGCGCCAGCCGAACGGACTGGTGACCACATACCCCTTCTTGAGGGGATGGTACCTTGTGGGCATGATGTCTTCCTTAAGTGGCGGTAGCGGCGGAAAGTCTGCGGCAGCACACATGTCTAGCCACACCTGATCCGCCTCATCGGACACGCGAGATGCGCCAGTTGATCTGCCTGGCGAGCAGCTCCACGCCGCTGATTCCCTTGCCGTTGCTGTCGGCCCAACCCTTGAGCTCGTAGTCGGTGGTGTGAGTGTGCTTCATGTAGGCGTCGAGGTCCCAGGGCCAGCTGCGCCAGCCGGGATTGAGCCAGTTGTCGACGGTCAGCATGTTGCGCGCGATCTCTTCGATCCCACGCTCGCGAAGCTGCTTGATCAGATCGAACGGATTGCGGAAGTCGAACGCCATAACCGGACCAGCGAAGGCGTGCAGCGGCGAAGCCTTCGGGCACGAGGTCATCACGTCGTTCGGGTTGGCGATCTCCACGAGCGGAACCTTGGTGGAGAGATTGTGAACCGTGGTGCCCGTCCCCTGGGTGGCGTAGATGCCTTCGCGGAGCTCGTTGCGCCGAGTGATCGGGTTCCAGTCGAAGCCGTTTCCGACTCCGTACGTGTTGCCCGCAGCGCGCGAAGGGTTCGCGATGTTGCCGTACATGAGGCACCGATGATCTCCGCCGTACAGCTTGAGGTGCCGCGTCGTGCCCACTGCGCCGCCGCTGTAGCCGAGAATGATGTAGTAGTCCTCGGGTCCGAGCTTCGCGATGCGAGCTCGAAGCCACTTCACGACATCGTTGGCTCCGTTGTCGCCGGAAGGAGCGAACGGGTCTCGATCAGCGTTGATCGCGCTGATCGAGGCCCGGTACTGGATATGCTCCACGACGACATCGGGGTGAACCTTCTTGACGAGGCGGATGACCTTCGTCAACATCGGCACGAAGTTGCCGACCGGCTCGTAGGACTCAGTGATTCCTCGAGCGTCGAAGATGAAGAAGCGCTTGCTCATTCGGGGTACCCCATTAGCTGACGAAGGTTGTCTTTCCAGTCGGGACTGTTCATGTCCTCGCCCTGGGGAGTGCCCTTCGCGTCGTTACGGAAGGACGAGATGTTGTACGTCTTGCCCTCAGCGTAGCCGGGGTCCCACTTGCCCTCCACGGAGGTGCCCTGATGGAACTTGACCCACTGGTATTGTCCGGCCTTGCCCAGAACATTGAGGGTCGCGGTGGCAAGGCGCTTGGCCGACTCGTACTGAACCTGAGCCATCGGCTCCACTCCAGGGTACTGGATTTCGCAGCCGATAATCTCTCGGTTGAAGAGACCAGTTCGTGGAAAAGGCGCCGTATCCCATCCACCACTGGCTCCAGCGTGGTTCGCAGGGTGTGCAGCAATGACCCCCAAGTCGCCGTCGTACATGATGCAGAAATTGCATAAGGGTCCTGCAAGGTCCCATCTCCCAGAGATGAGAATCTGATCAATGTTGACGTTGCGGGAGCCTGCCGTGTGGTGGAGCAAGAGTCCACCGTAGTTGGAAGACTGTCCGTTTCCACGGGACTCCCATCCTCGAGTGAAGACGGATCGACCGCCGAGTCGATTGAACTCGGCGGCGATGTCTCCGATGATCTTGACACTCACTTGAGCCCCGCCTTCTTGAGGAGGTGCTCCTGGAGCTCCTCGGGAGTCATGTTGCGCTCGCCGAAGCCCTGCTGGTACTGATCCTCGGAAGGCTTGACGTAGTCGTCGGGGAGCGTGTAGTCACAGGCGGGCTCCTGCTGGAGCTCGCCGTAGACGCGAGTGGAGCCGTCCTCGTTCTCGGTGTACGAGATGTTCACGAAGTCGGCAAACTCTGCCGGATCGTCCGTCACGCTCGCCACTGACGAGATGTGAGCCACCACATGATCGGTCGTCTCCTGGAGGGACTCGCGATTGTAGTTGTTGCGGTGGTAGACGATAGGCACGATTACTCGCCTGCCCGGTGCTCGCCGACGTAGAACTCGCGCCCCTCGTCGCCCGAGTTGTTCACGTTCTGTGTAGCGATGGCTGCCGGTGCGCCGCCCAGGATCAGGGTGAGGATCGGCATGATGTGAGTCAGGGCCTCGGGGTTCCAGCCTGCCACGTAGGCGATCAGAATGGTGTTCGCGAGATTCAGCACGGTGTAGATGGCCTTGCGCGCGTAGTCCTGCGTGCGGTTGAACTGGAGAACGAGCTGCAGCGCGCCGGTCACGACGCCGGTCCAGAGGGCTCCGTCGCTGTCCTGGATCACACCGTACGAGACGAGACCCGCCGAGACCAGCGGAATGATCCAGTACAGCAGGGTGATCAGGTCGTTCTTCGAACGGATCTGGAAGATGTTCGGGGGCACCACGGTCTGAGTGCCGGGGACTTGATTGGTGGTCATGTCTACCTCCTGTGTCAGTGGTGTATCTTACACTTGAACCTTGAAACGGTCAAGCATTGCTTGCTAAAGCAAACCGGGGTACTACTTAGTCGCCTTCGTAGAGGTAGACAGGCGTCACATCAATACTGAATGCCTGCGAGCCGTCGTTCACCACCTGCGAGACCGTGAGGGGCACCTTGCGGAGAAGGGTGGTCCCGTTGAACACGCCGTACTTGTCGATGACAGTACCGTTCGGCACGGTGCTCGCCGGAACGTTGATCGTGACGTTGCTCCCTGGACGGCGACCCTTGCGCTCGCCGTTGTCGGTCACTGCGGTAGCAGTGCCCCAGGTGGTGTCCGTGTAGACGGTGCCAACTCGGGTGTTGCCGTAGAACAGGCCAATCCTGTTACCGAGGTTGGTGATCGCGGTGGCGGCTGCGATGAGGTGCGCGTCCTCGTATTCTGCGGGCATTATGAAGTCCTTTCTGCGATGTATACCTCTACGTCATAGTAGATGGCTACTTGTTCGATCTTGTATGAAGCCATATAGGCTGTTGCGTCATCCTTGATGTAGATAACCTTAACAACGCGTCTGATCTTAAGCCCGCCCGAGTTCGGAATATTCCTCCAAGAGGTAGTCACTCCGTCTACCCAGGCTTTGTTGATTATGAAGTTGTCTGACCACACCCCATCGTGAGGCGGAGACTGATAATCGTCTGGATTAAAGCCTCCATCCCCTTCGGCTGCTGCCATCTCGTAACGATCTTCTTCACTCATCGCCAACACCTCACCCAGGCGATTCCGTTTGCTCCAGGGTTGCCATTTCCTGCGAAGAACGCGCCTCCGTATCCACCTGCACCCGGTGTGGGCGCTGTCGTACTCGAGTGGTCGCCAGCGCCAACGTACTGCTTTCCGTTCAGGTTGAGCGCATTCTGGGTACTTCCGGAAGTGTTAGCATTACCTCCGAGCACGCCGCCGCCGGGACGAGAGCCGTTGCTAACTCCGCGATCTCCGCCACTCTGTCCTCCGGTTGCAGTGACGGTACCGTAACCCTCGACGGTGACGACGGTGTTTCCACCAGTGCTACCTGAGCCTGGAATTGCGCCACCGGAACCGCGCGCTCCACCAACTCCTACGGTAACAGTAATTGCGATCGCTGTCCAAGGAATGTGCACACCACGCTCGAGCGTAACGTATGCAAAGTTACCGCCACCGCCGCCTTTGCCGTCGATAGCCCAGCCTGCGCCCTGTCCGCCGCCGCCAGCCCCAATTGCAACAACGTCGATAAATCGACACTGAACGGGAATCTTGAGGTTTACGACTGTTGTCTGAGTGTAACTTCCTGTGGTGTCCCAAGGCGAAAAGACTACGACTCCAGAATCCAAGCCTCTGCCGCGCTCGACAATCCCTCCGAGTGTAGACTTGTTAAAGATAAATGCGTCAAGACCGCGACCTCGTTCACCTACAGACTGAATACTCCTGATAGCAGCAAGATCGGTTCCGCGCCCCAATTCAACTGGCCGGACTCCAGTGATTGCGTAATCCCTGCCGCGACCAAGATCAGGAACAATCAGCTTACCCTTGACTGTACTTCGATCGGTGCCACGTCCGAGGTCGATGACCGTAACCTTAGACTTAACCTCAGCGAAGTCGGTGCCACGTCCATACTCGGAGACGAGTAGATTGGCCTTGACTACCGCAAGATCGGTTCCGAGGCCGTAGTCAGCGCCAGTAAGCTGAGGCACGTCAGCCCACCCCCTGATAGGCTCTGGCGCCCAGGGAGGGGGTCCTTCTTCACTCCAGCCTACTGGCATCTTATTCTCCGTTTGTCATTCGCTTGACTGCATCCTTGTATCCCGTGTACCAGCCGACGATAAAGTTCGTACGGTCGCCGTCCTCGATAAGGGTGCACGGAAGGCCGGTCTTGCGGTCCGACGGAAAGCGTGCCACTACGCTTTCCCATCGCTCGCGATTCTCGCGTGCCGGAACCTCCTCGAACTCGAGTCCGAGTGTGTTCAGGTCGGCCTTAACCTGAGAACAGGGTGCGCAGTCGGGAAGGGTAAAAACTGTAATCTTCATGGTTACCTCTACCACTTGTAGTAAAAGACGATCCCGCCGGGACCGTTCGGGTCGCCAAGTCCGTGAACAAACTCGGTAACACCGTATCGAATAGACGTAGGAGATCGGACCAGGCTATTGTACGGAAGAGCATCCTGTGTAGAAACACTGCCAAATCTAGTATGACCTCCGTTGGTCCCGTTGCCACCGTTGCCAGTGCCCTTCGAGCCAGCAGCTCCGACGGTGATCTGGAGAACCTCTTGGGCGATGTCGGCCATAATCATAACACCTCGACCGCCCTTGCCACCCTTGCCGCCAGAGCCGCCAGAGCCGTCGCGACAGACCCATTCGTACTCTGTGTGACACTGCCTCACCCAGCCACCAGTACAGTTATTGTCAATGTCGCAAGTTCCACCCTTTGGGTCCCAGACATCTTCACACTTCTCTACAGGCTCGTACGACTGTCCGCCCGAACCGCCTGGGCCACCGGCTGTTCCTGCGTCTCCGTCGTTGCCTCCTTTGCCGCCGTCTGAACCTGGAGAGCCATTAGTACAGTTGCCAGTAGAGCCGTTGTAGCCATCGGCTCCGTCGCCGCCGCCACCCTGAATGAGCCACTGTCTCGAGAACTTGAGTCCAGCCGGTCGGTTGTAAGTGCGAGTCCCTACAGCGTTATCGAGGTCCCAGGTCGCATTGTTGAGAACAGCCTCGCGATACTTAGCGTCGTCGATCGGAACCTTGGTGGCGGCACCCCAACCCCAGAGGCCGTTATCGGCCTTAGCAAACCAAGCCCAACCAGAAAGCGAATTACACAGAAGAGTCTTGCCGCCGAGTGGGAAAGAGTTCCCAAAAAGGTCTCCGGTCGCGATAAGCTCAACACCGGTCTTGAAGTCTACCTGGTATGTTACTGTCACCTGGTTGCTAATGAGACCAGTTGCTCTACACTTGAGATAGACGTTGGCCCACCGCTCAAGCGGCATGTCGGTAGTCGCCGTCTTTGTGGTTGCGCTTCCGCTGTTGGGGCGAGCCGTTACGCTGATCGTATTCCCGGTTCGACTAATCTGGATTGTATTCTGGCCCGAGGTGCCTCCAACAGTAACAGAGCCACCGTCTCCAACAAACACAGAGATAACGAATGCCCTCTGATTATCGTTCACGAGGGCCATAGACCCACCCTCGCCAAGGATACGCTGATCGCCCGACTTAGGGACAAGCCATTTGGAGGCCTGGTTAACCGGCAGCTCCCATGTTGAGGGGTCGGCGCCGCTTCGGTTACTCCAGTTACGTCGAAGATGGATTCCCATTAGCTGTACCGACCCGCAACAGTGATTGACATGTCAGCCATACGAGAGCTGACCTCGATGACGTTGAAAGTAATCACATCGTTAACAGTAAGTCCGGTAATATTCAGCGCGCCAGATGTATAACGAGCGACGCCACCGTTCCAAGTCATCGTGTGAATTACGGTGCCATTCTTACGCACCTGAACTACCACCCGAGACCCTGTTCCGGTAGTGACATGCTCAGATGTGCGAGCTGTAATCGAAGTAATAGCAGCATTGTAAGGCAGCTCGAACCCAAGCGGAATATCGTTGAGTCCGAGAATCACCGGACCGGCACACAGGTAAATCTCCTGCGTCCAGCGAACGGTAGGAGTCGAACCGCTCGATGTGCCCGAGCCGAAGATCAAGTCGATAAATGAACGGAGCGCACTCTGAATCGGAGCCGCCTGTGGACCCGCGTTGTTCAGGCCCTGCTTAACCGTGTCAACCGCAGTCGATACAGCGTTGTCGGCAGCGACATGCGCCATGTCGGCGGTCGTCTGGGCGGTCCCTGCTGCGTCGATAGCGCTCTCGGTAGTATCCTTGAGGCCGGTGATCTCGCTAATGACATCTGCGATCGAGCCGCCGACAACAGGAATCTTTCGGATACCACTGAGGATGCCATTGAGTAGGTTCTGCGCAAACGTCTGAACGTTACTGATCGCACCGTTGATCGCTTGCGACAAAGTTGGAAACAGGTCCCCGCCAGGGATGGAGATTCCCGACAAGATATTCTTGAGCTGCGCGATCCACTGCTGAAGCTGCGTCGGGCCAGCGCCAATTACTCCGGTGATCTTCTCAAAGACACTGGTGAAGTTGCCCCACAGGCCGGACAGATCGGGAATAAGGTTCGTGATGAGACCCTGCTTGACCGTGTTGGTCTTGCTCATCGACATGTCATCGAACCAGACCGTACCAACAGTGGTGGTCGAAGTGACGACAAGCCTGACGCGAACCGAGGTAATACCCTCGGGCACTGTGTACGATCCTGCCATCTTGGTCCAGACGCCATTGGTAGCCGGGTTAGTAATGGACTGAACAACAGTCTCGGACACCGGCGAGGTGTCGTTAGAAGCAAGAATGACAATCTGGAAAGCGTTTCCAACCGCTGTGACACCAGCCCACTTAACCCAGCCTGCGACCTCGAGCTTCTGTAGTTCGTCAACCTTGATCGGAACCGAGGTGAGCACGCGCCTGCTGCCGTTTGCAGTGGTGCGGGCCGAGCCGGGAGCCGTGTGGCCTTCGGTCTCGTCCCAGGTCCACGCGCCGGTGGTGTCGATAGTGATAGCACTGTCGAACGTGTAGTTCGCCAGAATATCCGGCTCGGCCTTGCCGATGTGCGAGGCAGGAAGAAGCGGAATACGGCTCGGGTCGATCAGTCCGAACGCCGACTCCAGCATCGACTTGATCTTGGCCTTGGCGTCGTTGATCGTTCCGAGCGGATTGTCCGCAAGAGCTCCAATAAGTCCCAGCAGATCTTCATTATTGCCCCCGAGACTACCGAAGAAATCAGTAATGCGGTCAATAAAGCTACCAGATTCTCCATCGTCATCGTTCGCCCACTCGTTTCCTAAGATACTCGTCATGAGCGAGTCGACGTGATTCTCGGTGTCGGCTAGCCGAGCCTCGGTCGCAGTCGTGCCCACGACATCTTCGACATGCCTGTCGTGCATCGTGCCGCCGACGCGCACATACTGGCCGGTGTTCGCAGGCGACGTAGAGGTATACGGAACCCGAACCTCGTTCGTCTCTCCAACGAACCTCACCATGAGCGACTTGTCAATCGTGTCGATCGCAGTCACTTCAGCCAGACGGGATGCGGGCCGTAGCCTCTGCACCTCATTTGCCGCGATTTGAGTAAGAACCTTGTGGGCCTGAACCGTGTTCGCCCATTCGCCAAAGCCAGTAGCCATTAGCTTTCCGCCGCCTCTACCTTCTCGATTCGTTTCCCATTACCCGACATAGGCGTCAGATCGAGGGGAAATGACAGATTCGTAAGGAGGTACCGGTCTGGACCCCAGTACCGGCTGTCCGACCTCTTCATCTCAAGAATGTCGCCAGCCTCAATCCACGGCAATAGTGTAGCTTCGAAGTCAAGCTCAAACTCCTCGAGCGCCGACACCGACAGAAGCGTGTTCGCGTACTTCTGTGCCTGTTGGATTGTCGTAATCATACTGAGCGTTGTGACTGCTACCCGATCACCGATCTCGGCAACGCTCGTAGGTGAAGTCGGCGTAGTATTAATCGCCTCTGCATACACAGGTGGAGTCGATGAATCAGAAGATTCACCAACAACAACGATATGATTAAAAAGCTGACCGTCTGAGGTCTTCCCGCCGCGTGAGATGAGATTACCTCCCAAACCAGCGCTAAGCTCAAGAGTAGGCGGAGTGAGGAGTGGATCGCGAAACTCGCGCATGAACAGGTAGCCTTCGTTATCGAAGAAGACTTCATAGTTGTTACTGTGGGAAACATCTCTTATCACATCCCAACGGGAGGTGCCACGCTCCCAGGTCATGTCTTTATCGAGAACCTTGTCCGTGATGGGTAGCTTAAACTTCGAGATGCCTGCATTCGTAGCCACAGTCCTGATGACACTCTCGATCGGCGTCTTTGCCTTAAACGTCGTCGAGACCACGAACTTCGACTGCTGGCACATCTTTGTCAAGTCCCGGCCGTTGACCGAGATGGTCGCGTACGACTGTCCCAGCGAGATCGAGTCGGCGATGAACTCGCCGAGCTGAATCTCCCATTCCTCGAGCGCCTCGTAAGCAGACGTCCAAGTAACTGCCCTGCTGACAAACCTTCCGAACTCTTCGTACCCCTCTGGCAGAGCATCCTCGGTGAAGTCTGATGCCACACAGTGTACCCATCGCCGACCGTCTGTGTCCTCGCGGGATACCGCGCCGACAGACTGACCGTTGTCGTCCTCCATGATCGCAGCGATCTTTGCGCCAGATGCGGGCGCGAGAATCTTGCGATACGGAGTGTCCGAATCCGTGCTCCAATCGTCCCACCCTATCGACACACCCGAACCGGTGGCCGATGGAGCATACGCGCGCTCACCGCCCGATACGACGGTGCTCGTGCCCGCGTTCCCGACTAGCGCGGGCAGTGACCCGAACGCTTGATCCATCGAGAACGTAACGATTCCCTTGCCCCTGTTGTAACACTGGCTCAGGAACTGAGTCTTCTGCAACTGGGTGCTCGAAATCGCTACGAGCACGTCATAGTTCTCGACCTGCTCGTATTCCGTAGCTGTAGGGAGGTAATGAACCTCGCTAATCCCGTTGGCGGACAGGTGCTTCTTGAGCTCGAAAGCCTGCCCATCCGCCAAGTTCTGCTCCACGATGGCAACCTTGACGCCTCGATCGTTCTGATCGAGTCGGATGCCGTAGAACAGCTTGAAGCGCTTGTCGTACCAAAGGCCGCCTGCCTTCGGATTGAGGTCACCACTGATGTTGTCGAGCTCGCAGTCCAGCGTGCGACGCTCATCGCGGTCGTAATCGAGATTGATGTTACCGCCGACCAGGAGGTCATCCCACAGGTCCTGACGCCAGGGCGTCGTGCCGTCCTGCTCGTAGATCTCGATACGCCGAGTGATGTTCACCACGGGCGCGAGGAACGCCGCCTGAATGTCAGGCCGAGGGGGCAGAGGCATTACTTAACCTCCATGTAGGGGACCTCGATGTCCACGAACTCGTTGATGCCGACGCCAGGCATACGCGCGACGGAAATCTCGCCGAGCGCAACCTTGGTGTAGTTGCCGAAGGGGTCGCGCAGGTAGCAATATCCCATCTCGAACTGGATACGCAGGATGCGCTCGCGCTGCTGCTTGACGTTCAGTGGCGACCCGCCCCGCACCTGGGCGGTAAGCGAGCCCTCGATGCCGATAGGATTGCCGTACACCACTCGAGCGCCACCGCCGCCGAGGATGATGTGAGAGCTGGTCTCGATCTTCGACGTGTACTTATCGTCGGTGACATGGTAGAGCTTGGTGTTCAGCTCCTCGTTATCGGGCAGAATGAGCCAGTAGTGACTCGACACCACCTGCACCACGTCGCCGTACTCGTCGGGCAGAGACTCGACCAAGGCGCCGTACAGCATGACCACCTGAGTGATCGCGTACTTGTAGCGGTACGGACCGGAGGTAGACCAGTCGCGGAACTGCCATACCTCGGGATCGGCAACCGTACCGATCTGCTCCCACTCCGAGCCCTCCACGTCTACGTTCTTGCGATAGAGGCGGAACTCGATGAACTGCGGATCGACAGAGGTGTTCGGCCACAGAATCGAGACGTAACCGTTCTCCTCGTAATCCGTCGCGTAAGCCGAGCAGTAGATCATCGGCGGGCGAACGTAGTTCGTGCTGAAGTTGCGCAGCAGCGTAGTGCCCAGGTCCTGAGTATCCACGATGGTGAGCGCCAGCTGGTACAGCGAGACGTTCTTGAGGATCGCCGTCGGGGCGTGCCAAGTCGTCGCGGTGCTCTGAGTGATGTCGCTCTTCCACTCGATCGTACCCTTGTCGCGCCGGATGAACGCGATATGGTACGACTTCTGACTCTGGCCCGGTGCATACTCCACGGACCACGAAAGGTCCGGCTGACCGGTGATGATCTCCTCGTCGGGCGCAGGGTACGGCAGGGTGATCTTCGGAGCGGTCGAGTGACGGAAGGTGCCAGTCCACACGAGGGACGCGACGCCATCCTTATCCCAGATCTGAATCGACAGTCCGAGAATCTGTTCCTTCCACTCGTCGCCGATGCTCACCTTAGCGGTGGTGAACGGGCTGACAACCTTGCCACTGTCGTGCAAGATATTCGCGGCGGGGTCTCGCACGATCACCTGGTAGGCGCTCTGCGTGTCCCCCTTCCAGGGGTCGCCGAATGTCCAACGCACCGGAAAGGCGTCATCATCGAAGCCACGATCACCACTCGGCCACGGCTGCTGCACCACAGGCGGGTGCGAGACGGTAAACTTATGCCCGGAAGACCAATCGCCAGTCTGGTTCCAGACATCGACCGCCCTGGCGCGGACGTACCAATCACCCTGAACCAGGTACTGATCCGGGTCACCGGTAGAGACCTTCTCGCTGTTGAGTCCCGGCTTGACGTCAGGGCTCGGATCAGCGGTATAGCCGACAGGACCAGCGTTGTATCGACCGACAGCGTTGTTCCGCCACTCGATCACAGGCCCTGTGGTGAAGTCGGGATTCTGGCAGAACTGCCAGTCAATGCCGACGTATCGGTCGCCCGAGGGGGTCGTCTGAAGAACAGCCTCACGGTAACCGTAAGGAGTGTTCTTAGTGATGTCGGGTCCAGGGTTGTTCGGGATCGGCACAGGCAAAGGTCCGTGCACGATAGTGAACGAAGTGGTGTCACCCCAGGGCGACTCGGTGCCACGATAGTCCTTCGCCTTGACTCGGACGTACCACTTTCCGGGACCGAGGCGTGTGTAGCTCGGGCGGTTGACAACCGAGTCGTAGTTACTCGTGTCACCACTCTTCTGCACCAGGCCGCCGATAAAAGTGTCCACCGTCTCGTCGTCGAAGAACTCGGTACGGCAGACCTGGAACACGCAGGCTACAGGCTGCTCTTCCTGGGTGACGTTGACGTTACCCTTGAAGTCCACAGACGAGGTGTTGATGATCGCGCCGTCAGCGGGGTAGTTGATCGACGGAGTAACAACGTCGTCGTCAATGACGAGAACGATGTACGAGTCGTTGCAAATACACCAGAGCTTCTTGGTGTTCGGGCCGAACTCTCCCGTGGGGGAGCCGACATCGGTGGTCATCTTGTCGATGTCGACTGCCCGCCAGGGAGCAAGTCCGGTGTTGTAGATCGGCGCACCTTCGACGGCGCGCGGAGTCGTACTGTACCCGTCCTGCTTGTAGATACGCGACTTGCCCACGCGCTGATTGTTGATGCGCAGGTACCCCATGACCCAGCCGTTGTGCAGTGCGATCAGTGATCCGCCGTTCTGCTGCACAAGGCCGGGCTTGACCGCAAGAATCACACGCCCGTCGGGCACGAGCAGCGGATCAAAGCTCGGGTACAGCAGGATGCTGCCCGAATCCTCGTAGTACTGCTTACGAGTCGCGTTATCGCCGTCGCCGAGGACGTTGCCCGAGCCGTTGGTCTCGACCGTTCCGTAATCGACCGCCTGGTTGGGTCGATGAATCAGCCTAGCCATTACTTGCTCGCCAACAGTCGGAGCTGGTCGACGAACTCATTTGCGTCGCTTCCATCACTAACATTCGGCATCTCGAGGTCTCCGTAGATAAAGAGGTTGACAGGAGCGTTACCGCTCGGGCTAACCATTGCCTCAGTCGGGTAACGTCGGCCCTGGCCTTGTGCGACCTCGCCACCCTCCTGCTGCTCCAGTACTGCGTTCTCTGCGGCTGCCAAATCGGCGTAAGCGAACACCGAATCAGGCATGAACTGGGTTAGGAACCTAACAATAGCACGGATTAGCGCGGGCACAATATCCATGATTGCAGCGAGGATCAGAGGCGCGAGCGTAGCGACTGTTTTAATACCCAGCAACACTGCGATAGCGTAACCCGCAGGGTTGTTTTGGGCGATAGCCGCGAACGCCGCACTCCAGGCTTCGCCATCTTCGTACACAAGCTTCTCGACAGCACTGCCGATGATAGCCGTGTGACGCAGAACGGGAGGGCCAACGTCCTTAACAACGTTGTAACTACCCTTGGCAAAGTTCGTGAGATTGTTCGCCGCGATACGCTGCTTGCGCTGCTTCTCTGTCTCGCCAGGAACCGGATTATCTGCAGTCCAGTTACGCTCTGCATACGGCAGGGCCTCGAGGAGGTCGGCCATAACATTGAGCATCGGAGCCCAGGCGCCGAAGGTGGGAGCCTTCATGCTGAACCCGCCAGCGTTAGCGCCCGATCCGCCACCTCCACCGTTGACTCCACCGAGATTAATGGTTCCGAAGCTGCTTCCGCCGCTTCCGCCGCCCTGCTGAACCTGGATGGACTGCTGCATCGACTGCGAGAACTGTGTCAGCGCCTTCGACAGCTCCTTGACTGTGGTGTCCCACTTGCCGATGCTCTTGGTGAGAATCTGCGTAGAACCAGTCTGAGCAGTCGCCGCCTTGGTCATAGACTCGGTAGCCTTGGTGGACTTCTCGGTCGCATCAAAGACTAGCGGCTTCCAGGCCTCCTGCCAAACCTCCATGCCCTTGATGATGGCTTCGGTCTGCTTCTTGTCGGTGTTGCCAGTCTCCTCGTTGGCGCGCTCAACCGCCTCCTGCATGGTCAGCTGATTCAGTCGAGGCGCGTTTGCAGCGATGGTGTACATAGCGTTCCACTGCTGCGAAGTCAGAACAGGCTCAACGCCGCCGGTGAAGTTGCCGATAATACCGGGCTGCAAGAAGCCGCCGTTGTCATAGCCGAAGCCCTTGCCCCAGTGTGTACCGAGGTCATTGCCGTAGCGATCCTTGTAGTACCGCAGAGCGGCGTTCATATTCGCCCAGGGGTCGGTGCGATCGTTCGGAAGCGTCTGGTCTCGGTAGGCCGCGAAGGTGCCGGGCACAATCTGAAGAAGACCCTGCGCCTCGTTGCCACCCGAGTTGACGTCCTGAACAGTCTGCAGAACACCAGGTCGGCCACCCGACTCGGTCATGATCTGCTTGAGCATGAGGTCCTGATCGCGCTTGTCGCCCAAGAACCCGTTACGCTTGAGGGCCGCGGTCGCCATCGGGCGCCAGCGCTCGACGCTCTCGACGCCACCAACCGCGGCGGGGCCACTAACGTCAAGCTTTGCGGACTCTGCCTCGATCTTCTTGAGGGTGGTCTCGTTCCACTTAGCGGCAACCAACTTCGGAATCTGACCGTTGAAGCCCTTGGCGTTAGCGCTGTAGTCGCTTGCCTGCTGCATCATCTTGTCGAGGCCAGGCTTGACCATGCCGCCAAGAATTTCCTTCATCGAGGCACCACTGCCACCACCGCCCGACACGAACGCCGAGTCTAGAATAGCAAGGTGGTACTGAGTCGGGAACTGGCGATCGTCAGCGCCGGTTGCACGCCCGCCGAACGTAGCGCCCTGGCCGGTTCCGCCGCCGGACTCAACGTTTATCGCCGGGAGGCCAGGGACGCCGCCCAGTGTGCCCGCCGCGTGGGGGACCGAGATGCCAACCGAGTGGCCAGCGCCAAGGCCCTTGAGCCAAGTCTGGTTGCCGATACGGACAACAGCACCCTGCGATCCACCGCCTCCGGGGAACGAGCCGGTAGCCCACTTGCGAGCGCCACCGGGGCCGCCCATGATGACGTCTGCGATCTCCGACTGGTAACCAGAGCAGTCAGTGCCATTGGCGCTCGAGCCGCCCGAGCTGCCACCAAGAACATAAGGACCGGGCGCGATCTTGCGAGCGTACAGGTAGCCACGCTGAAGCGCCTCATGCGAAGGCGAGCCGGGGTCGGCGGGGCCACCTGTTGCACGACGGATAACCTGACCACGACCGCCGATCCCGAACATACCCTGCGGCGAGGTGCTGCTGAAGTTGAACTTGTTCAGGTTGCCCACGCCACCAGCGCGGCGAACAGCGTCGGCACTGAGCACGTACTCGTTCTTCGACAGCAGCGCAGGGATCGAGTCGCTGGTCTCCGTGCCAGGGCCGCGCACTGGACCACCGTCGCGGAACTTGAGCGAGATTGGGCTCATCTTGTTGCCGCCAATGAGGTCGGCGACACCATTCCAAGTTGCGAGAAGACCCTCGTTGTAGACCGTGTTCACAGTGAAGCGAACCGGAGCGGCGGTGCCCTCCTTGAGGCCACCCCAAGCCGTGCCGATATTCTCGACAGACTTGGTGAAGCCTTCCTCGGTCTGCTTGAGCATCTCGGCCAAGCTATCGAACACTGGCTTGATGCCAGTCTCGACCGTGTTATTCAGTCCCTCGGCGAGGCGCTCCCACTCGGTCAGGGTCTTGTCCACACCCTCGACACTCTTGGTGCTCCAGCTGTCCCACAGCGCCTGCCACGCGGCGGCGAACTGAGTAGTGAACGCCTTAACCTGCTCCAACAGCGACTGCAGCTGAGCCGCGATGTCGGCGACCATCTTGGTGACGATGGCAACCAAAGTCGTCTGCATCGTCGTGAACTGGCTAACACCGGTTCCCGCGAGTGCAGTGAACGAGGTGGAGGCCGAGGTCTCAATAGCCTTGAACGCTGCAGCGATAGCCTCGGCCATCGCGACCATACTGCCGGTCACCTGCGCGTTGAATGCGTCCAACTTGGCGGTCGAGTCTGCGATGAATGCGTCGAGCTCCGCAGTCGTGGAGTCAAGGTTGAGCTGCGACGGGTCGGCGGCGGCGACCGCGCCCGCCTGCGCGTCGATAGTGGCCGTTGCTGCGGGCGCGGCGGCTGCCTGCTTCGCTACGGCATTCATCGCCCCGGTCACGCTCGAAGTATCGGGAGCGGCACTGATGTCGATAGGCCCGGTGTCGGCAGCCGCCGCGAGAGCCTTGGAGGAATCCTCCACGGCCTTCTGCTGGCCGTCCATGCCGATGACGAGACCCTCGCCGAGGTTCTTGCCGTAGCCCTTAAAAACCTTCGAGGGGGACGCGATCCCCATCGCCTTCTTGAAGGGCTCCTTGATCCATCCCGGCAGCTTGTCGAGCATGAACTTGCCGATGTCCTTGAGCAAGGAGCCAGCGCCGTCAAGCAGACCCTGGATCATATCCTTGCCGTACTGGAGAAGCATACCGGCAGGCTGGCCGAGCTTCTCCAAGATGAAGCCGGGAATACCGGCCACCCAGGTGAGGAAGCCAAGGATTAGATTAGGCGCATTGTCCTTAAGCCAATCCCAAGCCTTGCCAAACCAAGGGCCGATCTTGTCACCCAACACGCCGAGACCGGTCATGAAGTTCTCGGGGAAATCACGCACCCACTGCATGAAGCCTTCGGCCAAGCCGGGGGCGTTATCCTTGAGCCAAGTCCACGCCTTGCCGAGCCACTCTCCAAGTAGACCGCCGAGTTCACCAAGTGCTCCGAGAATCTTTCCGGGGAGCTCGAAGAAGAACGTAACAATAGCGACAATAAAGTCGCCAATCATTCCAAGCAGTGTGCCGGGCAGCTTGAAGAACCACTCGATGATCGCGTTGACCATATCAGGAACAATCGAGTGTCCAACGAGCACGTCCCAAAGCTCGGTGAAGAAGTCAATAACACCCTTGATGAATCCCCAGATGGTGTTAATAATAAGGGAAACAAAGTTCTTGATCGTAGACCAGATGGCACCAAAGATGCCCTTGACAATATCCCAGATTCCGCTGAAGATCTTGCCAAATCCATCAGAGAAGAGCTGCTTCAGCCCTTCGATTGCGGTACTCCAGTCTCCAGTGAAGATACCCTTGATAACGCCAATGACAGTCTTAACAAGACCGACCACAACATTGATGACGCCCGTGATAATCTTAACAACACCAGTGATAACCTGGATGATCGACTTAATGATGTCGCCCAGCCAGTTGAAGACGGGTCCGATAGCTCCGTTGATAACTTCCCAGATGATCTCCAGGGCGCCAACAAAAATGCCAATGACGGGAACAAGTGCCTCAAATGCCGCCTTGATGAACGGCATGACCTCGGCGCCGAGATCCTTAAGTGGGCCGGAGATCTTGCCCCAGATGTCTGCAAAGCCCTTGCCGAACTCAGAAACCGAAGTCATAAGGTCAGGGCCAAATAGACCACCGATAAGGCTACCGATAGTCTTGAGCGTGTCCCAGAATCCGCTGAGCGAATCCTTGACTGTCTGAATCGTCTGACCGAAGCCGCTTACCGCGCCGGTGTCGTCCGAACCGAACGCGACTCGAATACCCTCGCCGATTCCTGAGAAGATGTCGCCGAACGGCCCCATCATACCCTTGAACCAGTTGACCGTGTTGTCCCACCACTTCATGAGGGGTGCGAACGGGTTCAGCCCACCGAGGCTGGTCTCGAGCCCCTCGGTGAGGCTCTTGGTGAACTGGTCAATCTGCGAAGACTGATCACCAAGACCGCCCTCGCGACCGATGGTATCCTTGCCGCCGAAGGTCGGGAAGTCGCCCGCGCCAGCATCCTCGAAGTTCTGAAGCGCATTCGAGGTGTCGTCGCCTCCGCCGCCGCCCTTGCCCTTCTTGCCAGCCTTTGCGGCCTTCTCGGCTGCGGCTGCGGCTTCCTCCTGGCGCTGCACGGCCTGTTCGGCCTGCGAGGCGAAGTCCTGCATCGCCTGCTCGCCCGAGCGGATAGCCTCCTCAAGCTCCTGGTAGGTCTCCTTGACCTTCTCGAGCTTGGTGTTCTCGGCGTCGTAGGTCTTCTGAAGCGCATCACGAGCAGCCTGGGTGTCGGCAATCTTGGCCTTCTGGCCGTCGATCACGATACCCAAGCTGTCGTAAGCGTACTGAAGATTATTAACCGAGGTGCGAGAGGAGTCCATCCCCTGCATGATCTGGCCGTACGGAAGCTCTTCGACGTTGTTCTTGAACTTCTCGATGTTACGGTTCAGCGAGTCGAACTGAAGCGACTTCTCCAGGTCCATGATCTCGGCCTGGTTCTGAAGCTGCTGAAGCTGGTCGTTAAGCTCCTTGAGCTTTCCGGCGGGACCGTCGAGCTGACCGTCCATGATGCCGCCCTGCTGAGCCTTGAGCTCGGCGATCATCTTGTCGTACTCGCCAAGCACGTCAGACCCTGCGCCACCTTCGCGCAGTTCCTTCTGCTTAGCGGTCAGCTCTTCGATCGAGCCCTGAAGCTTGGAGTACGAGTCGGTCAGGCTGTCGACGCCGCCGGACTCCTGCTCCATCTTCTTGATCTGAAGCTGCAGTCGCTTCTGCGCCATCGTGTTAGCGAAGATAGCATCTTCCGCCGCGCCCATGCCCTTGATCTGAGCGTTGGCAAAGCGGTCATAGCGTGCCTTAGCGGCATCCAGGGCGCGGGAGACGTCCTGCTGGATGGACTCGGTGGTCGCGAGCTCACTGTTCATCTTCTCGAGCGCAGCGTCGTACGCCTCGACGCCAGCCTTGACAGACTTGAGCTTGGCCTCCTGTGCTTCGATAGCAGCGTTCATGCTAGCGAGCTCAGCCTTGGAAGCCTTGACCTGAGCGTTCAGTCGATCATACTCGGGCATCGCGTTGCCGACGCCAGCCTTGCCAGCGTTACTCGCAACCTTGTCTCGGTCGGCCTGTGCGTTGGCAGCGGCAAGCCCCTTGCCCATGCCCTCGAGGCTCTTGACCGAGGCGTGCATCTCGTTGATCGAGCGCTTGGCAACAGCCGCAGAGTTGGTGAACTGCCTGTTCACCTCGGCCATACCGTTAGTAACGTTCTCGACCAACGAGGGAGAGTGGCGAGCAAACGGGTTGATGTACGAGAACAGCTCGTACACCTTCATAGCCGCCGCGCGAACGATGCGCACGACTGCAAGTAGGGCGTTCTTCACGCCCGCCGGAAGCGCATTGAAAGCGTTGACGACTGCGTTCTTTGCCTTGACGAAGATGTTTGTCAAAGGCGAAAGACCCTTGGCAGTCTCGGCAGGGAGGTTCTTGAAGTAGTTGACGATGTTGTTGAACGCCTGTACAATCTGCGTTCGGAACATCACAATCAGGCCAACAACGACTCCGATTGCGAGCGCCCAAGGCGACGCCAGAACTGCCAGCAGCATTGCGCCAGCTCGAGCGACAACCGTAACGATACCTCGCGAGCCGCCCAGGGCGAGGGCGATGAGCCCCTTCCACATGGCTGCCGAAGTAACCAGGGTGGCGACGGCCCATGCCTTCTGCACGACGAGTGAGGCCGCTGCCATCGCGGTCTGGATAGTCACCATTGCGGCCGCACCCGCTGCAGCGACGGCGCGCATACCGGCCCAGATGAGACCGACTCCGCGCGAGAACAGTGCCCAGAGTCCCAAGTTTCGGACAATCCCTGCGGCGGTGATGGCCGTAGTGGTGGCCCATGTCGCGATTGTTGCAGCGATAATCTTAGCCTTGGCTACCAAGATGGCAAAAACCATGCCGGTGTAGAACATGGCGTTCATAGCCAGCATACGAGCGTAGTAGCTCGCGTTAGCGGCCACCATCATAATCCACATCGAGGCGTTGATTACGAGAAGGCGAGCCTTAAGAATAAGCGCCGCCGCGATCAGCGAGGCCTGAAGGCGGAAGCTGGCCAGCATCATCATGCCGGTAGTCGAAACCCAGACGGCCGCAGTCTTGAGTGCGTTAGATGCTACAGCCATGTAGAGAAGGCGCCACGCGCCAACCGTAATGGCTGCAACCGAAGTCATGCCAATCGCGAAGACCTTGCCAACCGCAATGACGCCGAGCAGGGCCTTTGCAGCGACGGTCGAGCGAATCATGCTCGCCCAGAACGCGATCGAGAGGAGCTTGAGCGGAGCTAGCGGGAGCAGAATAGCTCGACCGAGAACCGCAAAGATCGGTGCAAGCTGGCCGATCGAAAGCTTAAGGAGGCCCATCATGATAATCATGGGGCCAAGTGCTGCCATCACAAGAAGAATGACAACAATCAGGGATCGCACCGAAGGCGAAATCTCCGAGAAGGCTCGGAACAGCTTGCCGAACCACAGCGCCACCTGAATGATAACAGGGATCAGTGGCTCCATAGCCTTCATCAAGGAGTTCTTGATGATAGCGCCAGCCTGCTTTGCACGCTGCGGGCTCGATTCGAGGACCGCGTTAAGCTCTCGCTGAGCGATCATCGCCACGCGGTCCTGATCCGCAAGCAAGGCGAGCGACTTGTGGTAGTAGCCCATCTTGTTGCGCATCGAGTCCATAAGGACTTCGAACTTGTTAATCTGCCACACCGAGGCGACCAACGCGGACGCCTGGATCTTCTGGGCCTGAGTCAGGCCACCGAACTTCTCAGACAACATCTCAAGACGCTGTGCGGCGTTTGCACTCTGCCAGCCCGCGTCCGAGAGCGAAATGCCCATCGCATCGAGAACCTGACGGGTAGCCCTGGTCGGGTTCATGACGCGAGTGAGCATCGTCTTGAGGCCGTTACCGGCCTCGGTTGCACTGCCCGCTGCGGGAACAAGCGCTGCCACCATCGCGGCAAGGTGGGCGGTGTCGAGACCAACAGTGCGAGCAACGCCCGACGCCTTGCTGAACGCGGTAACGAGGTCCTGCATCGAGGTGCCGGTCTCGTTCTCCACCGCGTTGAGCTGGCGAAGAATAGTAGTGAGACTCAGCTTGTCGTTGGCAACCTTCTGGATAACCTTGCCATTCTTATCCAGCTTGTCGGAGGTGGTCTCGGTGACCGCGCCCCACTGAGCCTGAATGGCGATCAGAGACTTGGTAGCCTCCTCGGCGTCCATCTCGCCGAGAATCATCGTCTCGAGGGTGAGCTTGGTCTGCTCGGCAAGCGCCTTGCCCGAGCTACCCGCAGCCGCCCAGTCGGCGGCGACATTGGCAACCTCATCCGAGGCTACACCGTAGGTGTCCGAAAGGGCGATCATCGCCTTCTCGAGCGCCTTGACCTCGTTGGTCTGCTGCTTGGCGCTCATCGAGCCATCGCCGTAGACCTTCTTCAGCCTGGTCATGGACTTCTCCATGTCCAAGCCAAACTTGACACCCGCTCCCGCCGCAAGCAAGAGTGGTGCCGTGAAGTTCATTGTGAGCTGCTTGCCGATCCACTGTAGCCTGGAACCGGCAGCTGTCATCGACGCGAACCACGGCCTATTACTGGCAGCGTTCGCTGTGTTGGTCGAGGCGATGAATCCTCGAAGAGAGGCCTGAGTCGCGGTGATGCGCCCCTGGCCTGCGGCCATCGTGCCGAACCAGCTACCGTTCGACGAGGTCTGCGCAGTGCGGGCAGCGATCTGAAGGGCACGAAGCTGGGCCTGAACGCGGTTAAGAGTTGCGACCGCCTGCGCTGCCTGCGCGGTGATGAGAATGTTCGTCGCTGCCGAGTTCAAGGCTCACTCCAGACTTCGAAGTCCAATGAAATGGACCTCGGGTGTCCTTGAGTTCGTACCCATGATACACACGAAGGGTAGTGCTCGCAAGCACTACCCTTCGTGTGTCAGCGTCTCCGTCGAGCTGAGGCTTTCGGCGACTTCTGCCGCGCCTTCATTTCTTGGTCACGCTTCTTATTCTCTTGTCTCTCGTGATCGTTCTTGACCTTATTGATCAAGTCGAAACAACGGAGGAGCATTACGCTCTGGTCTTCCATCCCTCCAGGAGTGTAGGGAATCGCCCACTTCATCGCCTCGAGTCGAGCGTAGATCAGAAGTGCGGGATGGGGGTTCGAGATACCCTTACCCTTGACGAAATCCTGCGCTTGCTCTAGGAGGAGATCTTTTTTGCCTGCTCCTCCTCCGCGCGCTCGATGCGCTCGTCGAGGCGCTCGCGCTCCTCCTTGAGGGCCTCGACGTCGTCGTCGGCGGCGAGCCAGGAGTTGGCCTTGATGATCTCCTGGTTCAGGTCCTCCACGATCTTCGCCGGGAAGAAGTTGAACAGGTTCTCCCAGAACTTGCCGGGCCGGTCGGCGTTGAACGGGATGCGCCGCGAGCCGCCGTGACCGTCCGACTCGAGGAGGTAGGCGTCCACCACCGAGAGGCGAACGAGCGTCTGACGCTGCACGGCGGGGTCCACCGACAGGCGCGCATCACCGGTCGAGCGCTGGACGCGGATGTCCTTGTTGGTGGCCTTCTCGTACTGCGCCTTGCCGCCCTCGCGGAGCTCGACGTAGTCGAAGTACTGCACACCGTCGGGCAGGTAGTAGCGCGTCGGCTGCGGCGTGGCGAAGTAGTCCACGAACTGCCGGTCCTCGATGCGCTCGCCCGCCGCCACGGCGCGCTGGTTGGCGCGCTCCGCCTCGGGGCGACCGTCGAAGTCGCTGGTGTCCTGCTCGTAAGCTGCCTGCGTCATTGTTTGACCCTTTCACTGGTCTTAGTTGACATGTATTCAGTTGTTAAGCTGGCATAACAGGACTTGAACCTGTAACCATCCGATTAACAGTCGGAAGCTCTGCCGATTGAGCTATATGCCATAAGGCCGCCCCTGGTCGCGACTTGACAACACGACCAGGGGCGGACCATCCCAGGAGGTAATCTGGGAGCTTACACCACGGCGTCCTCGCCGTTGGTCAGGACCGCAGTCATGACCGGGGTGGTCGAGACCGGACGCAGCGCCTGGAACGTCACATCGGACTCCAGGATGTCGTCGCCCGAGGGCTCGAAGCCGAAGGGCTCGAACACCGTCTTCGGGAACTCGAGGTTCAGACTGAAGACCTCGGGCGGGGTGGTGCCCGCGATCTCGCCGTAGGTGTCGATCTGGATCTCGATCGGCTTCTTGGCGGTGAGGCCACCGGCCTGCGTCGCCGTCGAGGAGCCGAGCAGCGACTGCCGCATGAGGTCCTTGTTCTCGTGGCGCAGGGTCAGCGAACCGTTGACCTCGCGACGCTTCGGGGTCAGGTCCTCCAGGTAAAAGGAGCCGAGACGGAAGTCGTCGTCCTCGAAGTTGTTGTTGATGTCGATCGAGAACGACTTCGCCTTGATGTCCGCGCCGTCGTACAGGACCTTGATGTTCGTGCCGACCGTGATCGAGGTCTCGTCGAGCACCTGCGACACATCGACGTCGGGGACGCCGAAGGTCGCGCGGCAGCCGATGAGGCCCGCCGTGCCGGTGAGGTAGCCGTCCGCGTCGGCCTCGAGGTGCAGCGTGTTGACCACCACGTCCTGGTACAGGACGCGCTCGAGGTCCGCGCCGATGCGCTCGTACACCGTCAGGAACGGCAGGGTCGTGAGGTCGGTCGGAGTGAACGTGTGCTCGTTCGCGCCCGTGACGCCCGCCTTCGGAGCCGACACCGGGACGCCGAGGGCGGCCTTGAGGAGGGTGCCGATGGAGACGAAACGGGTGTAGAACTCGATGTCGCCGCCGAACGAGACGGGGCCGAGGAGCGCGTCGGGAACGTCGCGACCTCCGCCGATCTCCGCGTCGGGGATCATGAGCTCACGGTTCGGAGTCAGCGACCCGCCCGTGCGGTAGAGAGCGACGCCAGTCGTACCGAGGTCGGTAGCCGGGACGCCGCGCGCGGTCTGCGTCTTGAAGGCGAAGACGCCCTGCTGTGAACTGACACCCATGACTTAGTTCTCCTCGGTCTCGTCGTTCGCCGTCCCGGTGGACGGGGCGGAAGGTCGCCAGGCCGGGGGCGCGGTCGTCGGACTCGCCTGTGCCTCGGGGTTCGTGTTGTCCGGCGGGGTGTTGTCACCCGGCGCCTCGGACTCGTTGCTCGGGGGCGTCCCGTTCAGGATCGCCTGCGACTGCTTGGCGAACTCGATCTCCTGCTCGAGGCGGTCGAACTCGGCCTGGCGCCGCTTCTCGGCAGCGGCCTCGTCGCCCGCAGCCTGGGCCTCGGCGTTCTCGGCCTGCAGTGCCTTGAGCTCTTCGCGCTTGGCCTGCAGCTCTTCGACTGATGGCATTCCCAACTCCTTGTTAGTTACTGATCTGGGTTTCGAGCCGAAGCTCAAGCGTGCTCAGGTATCGCCAGTTTCCGTCGGTTTCCTGATTGTGAAAGACCTGCTCGCCCACAGTGGCTTTGAGTGAGGCTTCACGCACGCCGTGCTGGTCAACCGTCTTGAGCGACATTAATGCTACATGTAGCGATTGGTTGCGCACAAGCATTTCCCTCATACGCTTCGCCAGATACGAGTGCGTCTGCAAGCCACGCGCCTCGTCCGGGTCAACGATAAGAGTCTGAATGTACAGAGTGTACAACTGAGTGGAGGACTCCACCCTGCCGATCTCGCCCGATACGGGGTTCCAGCTCACCGGCACAATGCCGATCGTATCGTTAGGGTCTGTTACGATCAGACGCCTACGTTCCATGTTGAGGCCCTCGTCGATGTAGATACGAGAAGCGCTCTCGAGAACCGCAATGGCGTTGTAGGGAAAGAAGATGTCTCCCGGGTTGTCGATCACGGGCCAACTCCAATCCAAGCTTCCATTGCGGCCAAAATTGTCAGCAGGTCACCACTGTTAATCGCGACCACTGGGCGGGCGGGCGTGTAGGGGCTGTTAGTACCCTGCTGCGCTACCTTGAGCTTCTTGCCGATCGTCTTATTGGACGGAGTGCCGGGCCACTCGAGAACCGCTGCAGACTTAGTCGCAACGATCCTTCCGTTTGCGCTTTCCACCCAGGCGCGGAGGGCGCCGGTGCGATCGTTGATCTTGATGGGGACGTAGCCCTGCTTCTCGCGCCGAGCAATCGTCGAGTCCCGAAGAGGCTGCCACGCGCCAGAGGCGTCATCGCCCCCGTTGTTGAATCGCTCTGCCGCTCGATCCTGAAGAATCTGAGAAGCAAACCCTTGCATGAACGCGGCAAGGCCTGCGCCCTCGACCTTATTCTGGATGGCCTTGAGGCGAAGCTGCGGACGAGTGGTGTCCATGACCGTTTCGAGTACTAGATCGGCCACGGCTTGCCCTTCGGTCGATCAAAGCCGGGCATGATACCCTCGGGCATCATGTTCTCGTAGTACAAGTCTACCTGCGAGTAGGCGTCACCATTGATGATTGTGGGAGCCTGAACCTCGCCGAGTGGAGTAAGCTCGACGGCACCGTTGAGATCAACCTTGCCGGAGATTACGTCGTTCATGAGCTTCTGAGCACTGCTCAGAAGGTATCGCCCGTATCCATTCGCACTGTCCTGCGAACCGGGGGCGGCGACAGAAAGCATGAGTCGCGCCGCCGCCACCATCGCAGAAACATTCTGCAACCAGTAGGCGGCGGCGCGAGTCTCAGGATCGACCGCGCTAACCTGAATAGGCGTCTGGTACCGCACACCGATGTTGCTGTCCACCTCGTTCGAGGCAGTCTCAGCCAAGCTGTCCCACGTAACGTTCGCGGGCAGCTTGATGTTCTGCAGATGCACCTGAATTGCAGCAGGCGTGCAGTACACCGGGCGGTTAGCAGGCATCTTGTATCAGGCCTTCGGGGTCGAGGGGGTGGTCGGCGGCTTCACCGGCTGACCTGCGGGCTGCTCAGGCTTGCTCTCCTCGGAGGGCTTCTCGTCGGCCTCGTCGTTCTTGTCGTCGTCCTTCTTGCTCGGATCGTAGACCGGGCTCGCGGACTCGGGCTCGGGCGTCGCGCCGAAGCGCGCGTAGTCGTCCTTCTCGCGATCCGAGAACACGACGCGATCCGTCTTGTTCGCGGGCTCGGGAGCGTTCGGACGACCGACGGCCTCGCCGTTCTTGACTTCGTCTGCCATTTTCCTTCTCCTCGATTCTCATCGAACTGCGCCCCGGCTGAGTATCGGGGAAGCATACTCAGACGGGGCGCGTTCGATCAGTGGTCGCCGTAGCCGACGGCTCGACGGTTCTTCTTCTGCATGTCCGCGACGGTCTTGACCGGATCGGCTCCGGACTGACCGCCGGTGACTGCACCGAAGGGCAGGCGACCGGCGTTCGCCCCAGCAGTGCCGGGATTCACGCCGCCTCGCGCGCCCTTCTTCTTGAGTACGACCGTGCTCTTACCCATGATGTTGCCTCCTTGCTAGTCGGCGGGGAGGGTGACGTCCATCGTGTACGTCAGCTCCATGTGCGGGAAGAGGGGGAAGGCCTTGATTCCCGTGCCGATGTTCTTGCCCCAGGGATCGGTGGTGTCCTGCTCCCAGTCGTAGAAGCCCGCCGCCCCGTTGCCCATCGAGTGCGGCGAGGTGAGCATCTTGCCGAGGCCGATGGGGCTCGAGTCGTACTCGGCCATCGCGTTGTCGTCGGGCAGGAAGATGACCCGGTTCTCCGGCGTGTACCGGTTGAAGGTCACCGGACCCTGCGCGAAGTCCGGCTTGCTGCGGTAGCCCGAGTCGTACTCGATGAACTGCACGCCGGTCTGCGCCTGGACGGCGTCGATCGCGACCTGCGGACCCCAGCTGTTGAGCAGGTAGGGGATGTCCGAGCTGGTCAGGCCCGAGTTCGCCGCCGTGCCGAGACCGGCGCGGAGGATGAACTTGTCCGAGTTGACCAGGGACAGCAGGAACTTGTTCGAGCACAGCGCCCGAGTGATGACGATGCCGTAGCGGTTGTAGATCAGGCGCTTGATCTTGTTGATGTCGCCGATGGGATCGTGCGTGGTGCTCGCGTACGAGCCCGACGCGGGCGCCTGGGCCTGCTGATCGACGGGGCGCTTCCAGTCGACGGAGAACTTGATGTTCCCGTCGTTGTAGGCGATGCCGCCGTTCGAGAGCGACTGCATCGTCAGCCACTCGAGCCGGTTGTCGAGACGACGCCGACGCTCGGCAGTGTCGCGCGCGATTCGCTGCGGGAGCTGGTTCACGTCGCCCATGAGGGTGTTGGGCAGACCGTACGGGCCGAACTGGTTCGACTCGGCGAGCAGCTGCAGGTCCAGGAAGCGCTGCACGTCGGCGGCGTCGTAGTGGTCCTTCAAGCGCCAGTCGATCAGCGAAGCGCGACCGGTGTTCGCCAGGCCGCTGTCCTTCTGGGCCAGCTCGGACTCGGCCGACTCGGCGATGGCCGGGGCCAGGCCGGTCGTCAGACCCTTGACGTACGAGAAGATGTAGTCGTCCGAGGGCACCTCGTGGAACGGGAAGAGGTCGAGGCCGATGTGGTCCTCGGGCTTCACGATCTCACGGATGACGCCGAGCGAGACTTCCTTGCGGATCAGCTTGTCCAGCGGCTGGGCGCCGAACTGGGAAGGGGCCTGGGGCTTGTTGAAAAGCGCCAGCGCATTCGAGATGGTCATTGCTTCTTGCTCCTTAGAAGAAGAGGATGTCGAGGTTCTTCTTGCCGCGCAGAGCGTCGGCAACGGCGTTGGTCACGGCGACTCGGTTGCCATCCGCATCGCGAATGGAGCACCAGGCCTGGACCAGCTGGCCGCGAACGAGGACACCCGCCTCCACGTCGCGCTCGTTGAGCTCCCAGCCGAAGTAGTCCTTCGTCACACCCACCAGGGTGGCGAGGTCCTCGGCGACGCCGACCTGGAAGGGGACGACCTTGCCCGCGTTGGGGCCGGTCGTCAGGGCGACGAGAACGTCACCCTCCTGCAGGACCTTCTGGTCGAAGCCGTCGATCTTCTCCACCGGGAACGCAGCGCTCGAAACCGTCTTGGAGACGACGGTGTACGAACCGGGCTGAGCACTCCGGAGGATGTTCCGCTTACCGTGGACCGCGTAATCCTCGCGACCCGACACGAAATCAGCCATTGTGTTTTCTTCCTTCTCGTTGTGTGCTCAGCCCTACAGGGTGAACGACGGGTCGAGGGTGGTCAGCTCCTTGTAGGAACCGGTGGCCTTGATGGCCTCGGTGCTCATCTTGCCACCCATCTGGTGCTGCGAGACAATGCCCTTGAGCACGTCGATGCGAGCGTCCTTGGCGTCGGTCTCGGACACCTGCTCGTGCGACTGCGAGAAGCCCGCGCCCTGCGGAGTGGCGATCGCCATCGAGGGCTTGGCCTCCTCGAGGCCCTTCCACGCCGCGTACTGCTTATCGTCCAGCGACTTGGCGTAATTGAGGTACGCCTCCTCGCTGGTCGCCGGGATCTTGTTGGTCGCGACGAGCGACTTCACGAAGTCCGCCTTGCCCGCCTCGACGGACTCGATGCGGAACTGCTCGAGGTCGCTGTTCCGCTGCTCCAGGGCGACGATGTGCGCCTGCACGGCAGCGAAATCGGAGGTCTTCTTGCCGCCGATGCTGAACTCGTTCTCGGGCTTCTCGGGAGCCTGCGGACGGAGCGGCGTGTTCTCGGGAGTGCCCGTGCCGCCGTCCTTCTTGGCGTCGGGAGCCTCGGGACCGTTGTTCTTCTGGGTCATATCTTCCTCCAGGATGATACTGAATTGGTTCGCCGCCTTGGAATGCTGCGACTTGAGGCCCTCGACTGCCGGAATGTCTACGTAGGCCACTCCGTACATCACGGGCCAGTACTCAGCGTTACCGTTGGTGACGTATGTACTGATCTCGGCGGAGACGTTCCGCCAGAGACCGGACTTGATGTTCTTGATCGCCGTCTCCTCGAGGATTTCGAGGTCGGCCAGCAAGTAGGTGTAGGTGTTCCCGTCGGCAGGATTCTTCCGCTCCTCGCTCCGGAGGTTGCTCATGTAGCCGATGAGCTCGTCCATCGCGTTTCGGTTCGGGCCGCTGAACAGGCCACCCCAGTCGGGATGCCCCTTGCGAACAGGGATGTCCTCGAAGATCGCGCGCCCTCGAAGGAGCGCGTCGTGATCCACCATCTGATTGATGTGGATCGGCTCCCAAGTGTGCTCGTACCCCTGCGAGTCGGCGAAGGTGCCCGAGCGGAAGATCGCCTTGCCCTCGATAATGAGGGCGTTGACGTCCTCGCCAGCCTCGTTCTTGACGGCCTTCTCGTAGGACTTGACGGGAGCGCCGAGGTCGCGCATGAAGACACAGTTGCGCCTCTGCGTGTCCGATAGGGTCGCGTTCGTCATAATGAAACCGTACCTTACTGATCGTCGGCAGGATTGTCCAGCAATACCCGCGATTTGGATTTTTGCTCCGGAACCGGCGGGGCGCTCATGCGCTCCTCGGCTGTCAGCTTCTCGTTCTTGACGAAGATATTCCACCATGTGCCACACACGCGGCACCAGATCGACACTGGATCAGTGGTGTACATCTGACAGAGAGTCTGCTTGTTCTTGAACGCAGCCACATGAACATAGGCTCGACCGCGCTCGTTCCGCCCGTAGTAGGCGAGTAGTGGAGACGTAGGACACGTGCACCTCAAAGGGTACTTACTGTCATCTGGTTTCATAGCACCAATTTCTCGTTGAAGTTCTATGCGCTCGGCATACTGATGAGGTCCGTGAGGTCGATCTCCTGGCTGGGCTGAAGCGAAAACATCACGTCGGGAATCCTCACGATGACTCCGTTGAACCCAATCGAGAAGCTTGCCGTCCAGTTGAGGACGGCAGGGACCATCCCCTCGACACAGGCCTCGAGCTTGATGAACTTGCGATCGAGCTCAGTGATCTGCGCGTCCTGGAGCGGCACCTGTCGATTGAACAGCAGGCTGGTGTACTTCGGTGCGGCGGTCGGGTAGGCGATGAGCGGCGAACTCGGCTTGAAGATGATGACGCCTTCGATTGCCGACTTGTCGGGCAGATCGTCAGGGTCAGCCGCAGTGTCTACTCGCGTCACGAGGCCGGTCCACCTCACGGTGCCGTACCTCTCGGGGTTTGTGGTGATCTCAGGCAGCGCCATAGAGCCGCTCTCCTTCGGCCTCGATTACGCCATTGGCGTACTGAATGAACTCTTCCGCGCTAGACCACGAGGTATGGCGCGCGGCGTCGGTGAGCACGCCGATCACGTACGAATCGAACCGCGATGCTGCCCCCCGTGCGTCCCCGTGGCCGTTTGCCTGCAATTCCGCGACTAGTTGCCTACGGAATCCCGGAGCGGGCATCCAATCAGTCAGGTCATTGCGTCGGAACGCCCTGGTGATCTGCTCTGCGATGCGCGCCGAGATAGCCTTAGTGGTGCTTCCCGGCTTGATTCCGTCCTGATCCTTCAGGCGCTCGTCGCGACCGACTCGGCCGTCCTTGTTGCCGTTATCGCCCTCGTTCTCGGGGTCTTCCTCGAGGCCGTTGATGTCGGTCTCGTCCTCGGTAACCTCCTCGACCTCCTCGAGGGTGAGGCCGATGTGCTGCCCGAGCTCCTGAACGTTCGGCTTGACGGTGCCATTGCCGATCATGGCCTGGACAACAGCGCGCATCGTCTCCTGCTGCGCTATACCAAGCTTGCGGAAGCGGATTCGGGGGAGCTTGGCGTTGGCTCCGAAGTTGTACACTGCCATGTACCGCAGAATGTACTTGTCGATATACTCTGCCATGTCACCTGCCACAGCGTTGAGCATCCACAGGTACACCTGAGTGTGAGCGATCCCCTGGTTAAATCCGCCTCCATCGGCAGTCCGCAGCAGCAGAAGGGGCGTAAACAGTGCAAGGGACATCTCCTCGTCAAGGCGCGTAAGGTAGCGCTCGAAATCCGCGCCGCGCATCTGCGACTCGAGGTACTCCACCTGGTAGTCGAACTCAGGCTGATCGTTCAGACCCTCGCGCGAACGAGTGTTAGGAAGAACGACCGCCGAGCGTGAGCGAATGTTCGACAGGATGGTCGCCATGAGGTCGTAGCCGTAGACGCTCTTGTCGCCGACGGTGACCTTGTCGTTGTAAGGCGCCCGACCAATGGGGACCGGCTCGCCGAACCGCTCGAAGTACTTGTTCTGGTACAGGTGAATCAGCGTGCTGAAGAACCAGGGCTGGAAGGCGGTTCGAAGAAGCTGACGCCCTCGATGGTTGCCGTTCTCCATGAGGAGCGGGTACCAGAGGCTGTTCTCCACGGGAACCTTGTAGTTGGTCCCCCGCCGCTGGATTCCGTCGAAGATCGGAATCTTCGGGGCAGACACCTGCTGGGTGCCGGTCTTCATCGCCGAGTCGACATACTTCCAGCTAACCTCGCATTCCTCGGGAACGAGGTCCTTGATCTTGTTCAGTCGAAGCTTGCCCTCATTGAGGTCATTCTCCCACTCGACAGCGTTGGCCGAGAAGCCGAAAGCGAAGGCGGTACTCATTGCGCGGATCAGACGAGTCCAGATCAGCTCGAGGTTGTAGGTGCACCACTGCTCGACCTTCTTGTCGTCGCACTCGATGTGCCAGTCCAGCTGATGGAGCATGAACGTCAGTACGTGAAGGCTCGAGCCGATCTGGTAATGCTCGCGCATCCGCCGGAAATCGCTGATCTTGAGCTTCGAGGTATCGAAGCCGATTACGCCGCCGCCCGGGAGGTGCATGAAGTCACGATTCAGTCCGCCCCAATCGGCGAAGGCGTCGCCTACTACCGGCTTGCCTACCTTGTCGTTCTTCTTGAAGTTCTCGATCGGCTGGCCGTTGGGGCCTAGCAGTCCTGACGCCACATCTTCTCCTATCACTGGACAGGGGATCGCACTAATGCGAAACGCTGTCGACTAAGGTATGGGTCGGTACATTACTGTACATGCGCCGCCGTGTCTAGCACACCGCTAGGGCGTACTACCAGATTCGTGTCTCACCGCTCGAGTAGCCAGGCATACCCGAACCCTTGTGAAGATCTTCCAACGAGGTCAGGCCGGACAGGAAATCGTTCTGCGCACGCTTGAACTCGTCGAAGCTGATAGGACTGTTGGCATCGACGGATTCGCGCATCGCGTCAGTCATGGAGCTCTTGAAGAGTTCGTTAGCGTCTGTAACGAACTCCTTAGCCTTGTGAACAGACTGATTGCTGTCTCCCCGCGTTACCGTACGCGCTTCACGAACATACTTGGTATTGGAGACGAGAGTATGAACACAGCCGGTAATAGCGTCTGCCACATCCTTACTGCCCTCCTTCGGGTGGTCGATCTTCTTCCCGTTGTCCTGCACTTCCGACAACTCCTTGTACGCGATGTTGATTACATCTGTGTCGGAGTTGTTGTAGTGCACCATGTATCGAGGCATCTCGCAGCGCTTGTCGTTGATCGCCTCACGAACGTCCTCATAGGGCGCCTTGGTCTTATCAACCGAGAGGTAATCCGACTTAATCTTGTTCTTGCGGAGCTGCTGGATGAAATCGAACGAGTTAAACCCGTCGATACTCACCATGTCGATCTCAAAGCCACGCTCGTCACGCAGCATGTAGATGAACTTGCGCAGCTCTCCGAAGTTGATCTCTACCGAGGGCGTTGCCTTGATGCGGAGTAGCAAGTCGAACACAATGATCGGTCGCTCTTCGCCGTACTGATCCACCTTCTCGGGCACATGAGCCATAGCAAGTCCGAGGGCGTCGCCTTCAGGGCTATACGCAGTATCAACATGTATGACACGACGGTAGTTGCCCCCGCTAAGGCCGTCAGGGACAAACCAGGGAGGAAGTATGATCTTATTGAGCTGCGACTCGGTACCAACAGGCGACTCGTAGTGCGGGTAGCGCTCATGCCACAGGTCCTGATTCTCTGTGATGAAATCGGGTCGAGAGATGAACGGATCGTCTACCTCGGGCGGGATTCCGGCCAGGTCGCGGAGGGCCTTGACTGGATCGCGCTCGAACGACCCGCGATAGTGCATCGGAACTTCGATCAGGTCGTTGTTCATGACCATCTTGGCGGCCTCTTTGGACATGAGGACGCGCTTGCGCATGTCGTAGTAGAAACTGTCACGCTCGGCGGTCTCGTACCCACGCTTGATGTCGTTCTTATCCATCGTGTAGTTGTGCCATCCGAAAGATTCCCAGATGGTCATTCGGACCGCGACGGCGCGGGGGTCTTCGGAGAACTCCTTGAACTTCGGCATCATGAACTTGTTCTTAGCCTTGGCCTGGCCAATACAGATGATGAGTCCGCGATGCTCTCCGGTCTGGAAGTCGGTGAATCGCGACTCGATACGAGATTCGATCGTGTTGTAGCCCGCTTCCGCGTAGTTCTTCCGATCCGTCACCTTGTGCGAGTCGCCCTCGTCCACGATTCCCCCGAGAATGTCGTAACCCTCGAAGGAGGTTTCTTCTGACGAGCCAGGAACGATCCAGATGTCACCCTCGAACCGCATCTGCTTCTGGAGTCGCTTGTTGTTCTCGTCAAGCGGAGCCCAGTTCTGGAACCACACCGAGTTCTCGATACGCTTTTTGACCTTCTGGAAGATAACTTCTCGAGCCAGCGTCTCGGTGGTGGACATCATCATGAAGCCGATGATCGAGTCTTCCGATAGGTTGTAGAACTCCTTCGGATTCTTGAGGCACTTGATCCAGTGGACCATGTAGCTCAGCGCGATGGCAGCGTAGGTCGACTTGCCAATACCGATAGCGCCGGTGAGGAGGGCGCGACGCTTGTCACTGATAGCGTAAGCGTTCACCTCTTCGCCGAAGGTGTCAATCAGAGCTTCCATGATGCCGGGACGAACGTTGCGCTCGTTGAGGTATCCGGGACCGACGAACTCGCGAATACTGGCTGGCCTCATGCGGAACTCGGGATTCCGCGCGAGCCACTTAGCCTCCTCGAGAGCGTAACTACTCCGCGACTTCTGCATCGAGCACCTCCTCTCCGCTATTGATCGCCTTGGGCGCGTAGCTGTTGAGGTGTTCCTCGATCATCTGCTCGGTGATGTCTTCGCGCTTGACTCCGGTCGCCTCGATCTCCTGGATCACTGTTGCAGCCAGTTCGCGAGGGTCGGCCTGCGAGACCTGGCCAGCCTGCAGCGCCTGTGGCGAGTTAGCGTTGATCTGAACAAGCGGGCCGCGACCCAGGTTCGGATTGCGCAGCTTGGCAAGCTGAGTGCCGTTCTTGAACAGGTTGTTGAGCATCTTGTCGATCTCTTTGTCGTGTCCACCCGCCGCGAACTTTTCTTCGTCCATCTTGGACTCAACACGCTCGGCCTGCTTGCTCACGATAGACGCGAGACCTTCGACTACGTCGTCTGCATTCCGAGACTTGAACATGTCGGAAAGCTTCTTGGATTCTGAACTGGGCAATCCACACACCGCCTCTGGTCTGTACGCTGGACACAGCCGCCACAAGGAGCAGGAGTCGCAGAGTATCTTGTCTGTATCCTTAGCGGCTTCGCCTCGGAAGTTGTTGATGACCTCATATGAAGGCATTTCTGCATACATATCAGGGTTATGAAAGTCAGTGGTCTTGAACTTGCCGCTGATATTGTAGAAAGGCCCAGTCGGGTCATCCCAATGATGAGCAGCATACCGGCACGACGCAATCGTGTACAGCAGACCGATGTCCTGATCGTAGCGAACCTCGTAAGGGTCAAATCCCATGTATTCGATCTCGGCGGCGAACTCGTCTACACGCTCGAGGTGAATCTCGCGCCCCGAAGGCGAGTACACGCAGCCCTTCTTGAGGCCTCGATGACGATACGGGTCCAGGCATCCTGCACTGAACCCACAGCCGAACATGAATGGAATGTTGAACGTCTTGGGTCGGATGAATAACTCAACCTCGGGGAACATGCGCTGAATCTTAGCGATCCTGCGGCGACGATTGCGCTCGAACTGAGTAATGCCAGACCCCAAGGCCTCGATGAACACTCTATGCGGCTGACCGTGCACAGGATGCTGATACCAAGGCGCATCGGGGTTTGCCATCTCGCGATCCACCCAGGGGTTGAGGATCAGGTCCTGCAGGTCGGGTAGATCGTACTTGAGAGCATTCCAGTTGGGCCACGAGCCGCGATGCTCGTAAGGTCCGCATGTGTAGTCGATGAGGTATGTGTAGTTCTTGGCGGCGACGTAGCACTTCCAAGGCATACCATGAAAGTTCTGGCGCATGAACGTGCGGGCGTCGAACTTCTTCCCGAGGAGGTTGGTGTAAGTCAAATACACCTGGCATTCGCCCGACTCGCGAAGATGTGCCGCATACCTATACGGATCTTCCCAATACAAATCATATCGGCGTCCCTGGTGCATCTTTGGCATACTGTAATAGTACCATCTCGGGCAGTTTGAAGCGAGCATTTGGGAAACACGCAGCTCAGGGGTGTATTTGACATCCG